CATTCTGGCTGTAGACTCGGTACTGGTCGGCAAAGATGCCATTCACCTTGTCGGACTCGTGGAAACCGCCACGGATGTTGAGACCTGATGAGCACAATGAGCAAGTCACGGATGGAATTCACCCTTAGACCGATCAACGATACGCAGAAGCTCATCATAGCGCCTCTGTCCTGTTTCGTCCCTGATGAGCCCAGTTGCTGACCGGTCAGTTGGTCTTCGACCAGCTGTTTGTCCGAGCCGGTCGATTGTACCGGCAACAGGTCGGCGAGGAGCCCGGTTCGGCGCAACTGCCTTATTTCGACGAATGGCTGTTTGATTGCATGGACCGTGTACTCGGCTGCGCCGACGGTCTGGCTGTCATAGCGGGCGGCTCGGTAACCGTGGTGGCTCGCAATACCTGTGGGCTGCTGCTCTCGGATGTGCACAAGGTTCCGGGCGTTCATGCTTGGACGATCGGACGGTGTCCTTTGGATTATTATGAAGCATCTGTACATAGTTCGGAACCCGTTTAACGTATTCAACGCGGGCGATCTGGTTCAGGAGGCGGCACCTGCAGTCGGTAAGACTGTGCGTGTCCACCTTGTAAATCGGGCGCTCCCGACCGTGGAGATGGAGCTGGGCAACCTGCTCCAGAAGTCACGGTTCTTGTTGAATAAACCCAAATATAACTTTTGGGTGCTCCGACGGTATTACAAGCCGGCGGAGTACGTGAGCGATGCAGCAGCCAAGACGTTCGGGGTGGATCCGTTCCATTTTGAGAGTCTCGGCGAAGTGGTGTTTTATCTGAAGTCCATTGAACATAAAGCCGACGATTACCTCATCGGTCAATATCGCCATATGCCTACCCTCACACCGAAATGACGTGGATTGATAAACACATAATTAGTATAATAATGTGGTGTGCAACGGCTGGCCTGCTGTTCGGTATTATCGCGTCGGCCACTTACTCAACGCACAAGGCGCGTCCCGTAGTAACCGAAAGCAAATCAGCGGAATTCCAGCTGCAACTGCTCGTGGATGTGCTGAACATGACCCAGACCAATTGGGACATACGAGTGACCCGGCGCACCAACACCTACCTACTCCCGCCACCCTCGTCAAAACATGAATAAATACAATGTCATTACAACCTGAAGTCATCCCCGACATAACGCTGCCGGACGTCGTGCCGCGTCAGTTCGTGCCGAAGCCCGAGGCGTTTATGCGCGGCATGAAAAAGCTCCCAGCAACCCTCAAGATGCTGGGCTACGCATCCCTGCGCCCCGGCCAGGACACGGCAGTGTTTAACCTGTTCCATTGCCGTGACACGTTTGCCGTGATCCCCACGGCCCACGGTAAGACGGCCATCAGCGTGGTGCCGGCCGTGTGCATGGATTGGAAGTGTCTCATCTTCAGCCCGCTGGTCGCGCTGATGCAGGATCAGGTCACTAGCCTCCAGCGTCTCGGACTCTCGGCCGGCGCGGTCAGCAGCGGCCAGACACAGGCTGAGAACATGATGACGCTCAAGGCTTGGGAAATGGGAGAACTCCAGTTTTTGCTGGTAGCCCCGGAACGGTTGGAGAACTCAGAGTTTCTCCGAGTCATCAAGTTGGTACGGCCAAATCTGGTTACCGTAGACGAAGCACACTGCCACGAAGGCTATGTGCGTGTAGCTACTTCTGAAGGTAAGATGCGCATTAAGGATCTGCATGATCTGCGTGTAGCTGGTAAGCCGTTGCCAAAAGTGCTCAGCATGAGCGCAGAGGGTCACTGCGAATTCAAAAATATCACGAATAGTTGGCAGATGCCGTTTAAGGCACTGACCAGCATTTACACGGACAGTGGTATGTTGCGGTCTACATCGGATCATCTGTGGTGGACACAGACTGGTTGGAAACGGGCGGATAGCATTATACCAGGTGTCGACACATTGGTTGGTGTGAATCACGGGACTCGAAGCGTGACGACGCCGAACGCGGACCAACTCCAGTTGCTAATTGGTTCGTTCTTTGGTGACGGCGGGTTCGGTCGCGCGTCGAAACATAAAACGCATTACCGTTGCAAATACACACACGGAATACAGCAAGCGGACTACTGCAGATGGAAAACCCACTTGCTTGGTGGTTATTGTGAACGTATTGAACAAAACGGTTATGCCCAGACCCCGGCGCTGATAGGCAGAAGTAAGATGTTCAAGCTGCCTTGGGCACTTAACAAATCGGACCTGGATGCTGCGTTATTGTCTACGTTTGATTCGAAGGCTTTAGCTGTTTGGATTATGGACGACGGTTCCTTGGCTGGATCGGTAAACAACCCACACACGTTGGTCTTGCATACCGAAGATTTCCCAGAGCATTCAGTACTACGACTGTCAGATATGCTCAAATCCAAATACGGCGTGTCCGGCCGAGTGCGCCGTGAGAAGGAGAAGTATTGGACACTGTGTTTCAAACAGGCTGATGCCTTAGTGCTACTCCGGGCCGCGTCGCCTTATTTTCATGTCAGCATGTTCAAAAAACTGAAGTGGACATTAGGCGGACAGCACGTTTGGTCGGGATTGCTACAGACGGATGTACATAAAGTGTTGAAGGTGCAAGCCTCGGTTAGACCGCATCGACATAAAAACCCACATCTGTACGACATTGAGGTGGAGGACAATCATAACCTCTTTGTTCACTCGTCGCATGGTGGTAACACTTCTATGCCGCATGGCACGGCTTTCCTGACACACAACTGCCTTTCGAACTGGTCAGATTCCTTCCGCCCGTCGTACGTCAAGATCGGCAACCTCATCTCGGCCGTCAACCCAGATGCCGTGTTGGCCATGACCGCGACGTGTACAAAGGAAATCGACAAGGATGTCCGCTCCGTGCTTGGTATCGTCGGTGCCGCCAAGGTGCTGTACCTGCCGTCACGCAAGGAGTTGGTACTGAAAAGCGAGAACTACAAGTCAGATCGGCAGGTGCTGAAATACGTCGAGGAATCGACCGGTGCCACGATCGTGTACTGCGCGACTCGGAAGCGTTGTGAGGAGCTGTTCAACAACCTCGGCAACGCCATCACCGGCGGCAGTCTCGTGTACCACGGTGGTATGCCGTCCGACGCGCGCACGTCGAATCAGAACCTGTTCATGTCAGGTGACGTGCGGGTCATGTTTGCCACCAATGCGTTCGGCATGGGTATCGACAAACGTGACATCCGAATGATCCTGCACAGGGACGTGCCGGCATCCATTGAGGCCTATTCCCAGGAGACCGGCCGCGCAGCCCGCGACGGTTTACCGTCTCAGTGTGTGGCACTTGTGGATCCGCAGTCGTTCAGCACGAATCAGTATCTGCTGGAGTGCTCGCACCCCGAACGTCGTGACGTGGAGCGGGTCTATCATACGTTGGTGAAGCACGCTGACAAGGATCGGAAGATCATGAAGACCGGAGCGGATCTGGCGTCCATGATTGGGGTCAAGGAGCAGCAGGTCAGTGCCTCGCTGGGCGTGCTGAAGTCGTCTGGCGTAATTGACCGTGAGGATGACGAAACCAAACCGGTGACAATCCGATTCGTTAAACCGCCGGATGATGCGAAGTTCGTGAAGCTGCTGGACGACGTCAAGAAGTACGGCATGCTGCTCCCGGACGGCTCGGTGGACTTGAGCATTGACCTGTTGCTGAAGCAGACTGGGCGCAAGTATGCCACGGTACACAGTCACCTGAAGAAGTTGGATAAGGACGGGTTTATTGTTTACACCTTGCCGTTCCGTGGTAAAACTACGGTAATGAAGGGTGATTTAAGTCTGGTCGACTTTGAACGTCTGGCCCAACGTAAGCGCGATGCTTACGCGAAGCTGGACGCCATGCAAGACCTGCTGAATACCCCGGATGAACAGAAGCATGAATTCCTCACTAATTACTTCAGCCACGCCTGAGCCAGTGAAGCACCTGACGTATGAGACGATGACAACCGTGTCGCCCACATACGAAGAGATGCGGACGCTCCTACATCGCATCTACATTGCACGCAACATTGCGTTGCGGGAGGACACGATTCACGAGTGCTTGCGGCAGATCGACAAATGGTTCCCGGCCGAGTCAGGCATGAACTGATGAATCTTGATCCACTAGCGCGGTTGATTGACAACATGGGGGCGGCGCCGAAGTTCCACACTCGGGACTTCACGCCGCCCGCCGGGATGACGCATTGTGCTTGTGGCAAGAAGTTCATCCCGATCGGCTCGGTCAGGATTCACAATACAGGTGTGCTGCAGGGCGTCACGGATTGCCTATGCAGCGATCATGAATGTACGAGCAAGGTGAAGCACTTTGCGTACATTGTGTGTATCAAGTGCAAGTCGGTGGTCTCGCGGATCCAGCCGTTGCGGTGCAAGTCTGGATTCCAAATACGTCCGGGGGAGTTCTATCATACGAACGCCTGTCCGGACTGTGTCAAAAACTTGGGCACCTCGGTCATATTGGAGAAATACTTCTTCGATAAGGAGCAAGGGGTGCCCGTGCCGGAATTGAAAAAATGATTGGAACTTTTCTCATAAGTGGTGCAACTTACATCTTCGGTGTGGTCAATGGCATCTACCTCCGTGAACACAATGTGGTCACGGTGGCGGATGTCCAGCAGGGCATTGATAAGCTCGTGGCCACGTTTACGAAGCGCAAAACGGAACAAACTCAACAGTCGGAACAACAATAATTATGTCAACTGAAACTCCCCAAGTGGAAAAGAAAGCGGCGAACCCGATTCGCAACTTCGTCGTCTCCCGTATCGTGCCGGATCACCGGCTGCCGGATGTCACGACAAATGCCGAAGGCCAGGAAGTCCCCACAACCTGGTACATCACGCATATCAAGGACGGCGTCCAGACGGTCGACCAATGCACCGAAGAGGTGTGGAAGTGGGCGCAACTCTCCAAGCCCTGGAACGACACCCGCGTGCGCTGGATCATCAACGCGGACATCACCAAGAAGCCGCGTCTCATCGTCGGTGTGATGCGCCACCCGCAACTCTCTCAAGGCCCGCTCTCGCCGCGGATCAACATTGACCCCAGTCACCTGCAGCTGCAGAAACTCGGCTCAACGTTCGAACCGCTCAACCTGCCGATCGACTTCCAGACCCCGGTCTTGGAAGAAGCGGTGGAGGCCATGAATAAGGCCGGCAATGCCCGCGTCGGAGAAATCCTCGGCGGCAAGTTCAAGGTGCACCAGGTCATCGACATGGACGACACCAAGATCTATGTGCTGATGCTGGTTGAATGAAGCCCTGTGACTTGCTCAAGAGTTGGGGTTTCGTAAGTCAGGGCGAGGTGCTGTATGAAAATGCCAGTGTGCTTTATGTGCACTGGGAGCGCCGCATGGTAATCCAGGTATATCGGGACCTGTACGTCGCCGAGTTACGCGGCGCTTATGACGACTTCAAAGTGTCACGATTCAGTGCGGAAGAACTGCATGATTTAAAATTGGCGTATCTGGAAACAAGCATGCAGGACGCTGTGGATGTGCTGAAACGGGCTGAGGAGGATTATAGGACGTTTCATTACAACGCGGTTAAGGACGCCGGCAATACGTAGGCTTTTTGTGCTATAAATACTTGATGGTATCATCATTTAGCTATGGCAAAAACTGACCTGCAAGACGTGGTTCACAGGTGGGACGTGCCGGTGGCGGAAGGTCTGGAAGTGATTCTGGATCAACCGTCGTCGGAACGTCCCCCTTTCTTCTATCCAACCCGTGAGGATAACACGGGCCTTTGTTACGCGGCACTCAGCGTCCTACGGTGGCGGAACCGGTACAATCTGATTCACGGCCAGATTGTTCGATTCTCGCAGCCGCTGACTGGTTATCTCAATGCCGAGTTGGAACTCGCATTGTATGTGATGGTGGCCCGAATCCACAAGGTGGATCGGGAACGCGGCCTGTTCCGATTCGAGGCAGCTCTGTCCGGTACGCCCGAAGGGGCTAGCACGGCACTCCACGGCGAGTCAGCCGCGTTCTATTATCGACCGGACTCTTTGATGGGCTTTCTGGGTAACAATACCAGCATGCACAACCTGAGTCAGGAAGAGGTCCTACCACTGCTGTGCGGCGACGGGTACACCGAGAATGACCGATTCATTCGGCGCTCCGATGGTCGCATTCCTATTCAGCCCAGGTTTTACCAACTAGTGTCCAAACAGGACCCAGACGGCGAACCGAAGTTCGATGTGGAAACCGGCAAGTGGTTGTTCGTGAAGGAACTGCCGCAGGACATCAGCCCGGTGTGGCTACCGGCCGAGCATAAGGCGGCGACGTTCACGGAGAACAGACAGTGGTTGGAGAATCGGCACGGTGGTAAGTTTGTGCTGGGCCAGTCCATCTACGTCGGCACGGACACGATGCGTCCGCTGCTGGTTGGTGACGACTCGGCGGAACAAATCAAGCAGATGCAGGAAAAGCTGCATAACTCACTATACGGGTATGCTTGGCAGCAGACCCAAGGAATACGGCCAGGACTGTTCGGGATTCCGAGACAGGCTGGTCTACGCGAAAGCCGACAGGCTCATCTGAAACAGGTGCTTAACGCCTACGGGCGGCACGTGTGGCAGAAGCAACTGTTTGCTGCTCGCGGTTAACAAATCAAGGGGTGCTTCGGCGCCCCTTTTTAGGTATCAGATAATTTATGAACGAAGAACTCAGATTCGGTCCAGTCAATCTGGACCAACGTGTTACCACGAAGATTGTGCCAATCACGATCGTCTCGGCCCACGTGTTGATTTACGACGACAGTGGCCCGCGCTCCATGTTCGGCGGTGTGTGCCCGTTGCTCGCCTCGGCGTTGGCCGAGTATGCAGATACCGAGGGAAGTGGTGTGACTCGGCGCACCGATGTTTTGGAACCATTGGGGCAGGATATATTCGATGCCTCGTACGCCGCAGTAATGCGGCTGCGCGGGTTGTTCTCTTTTCTTAGCTATCAGGAAATCGACAAGCTGCACGAGGTTTGGCCCGAGAGTTTCAAGTATGCATTCGTCGTCTCACGATGATGCGGCGCTGAAGGAACAGTACCGAGACCTATTCAATTCGTTGTTGACGCATGATTGCGGTTATTCTAATTTGGTGTCGCAAACCAAATTATCTATGAATACCAATCAGCCGTCCGACGAATCTCTCTTGCGCGCCAATCTCTTGGGTTTTGTGACCCAGGTCAAAGCCGCGGCCGATGCTTTCGGCAAACCGGTGACCGACGCCGAAGTGGGCGAGATGCACAAGCGCGCCTCGGATCACATCCAGTCCACGATGACCAAGCGTGCGAAAATCACCGAAGTCATTCGCGCGCACATTGCTCAAGTTGCTGCTCCGGCTCCCGCCGCGGCCTAATTTCCGTTTAACACAGCCAGACGCGAAGCCACAAGCCTCGCGTCTGGCTGCTTTTGCATGGACAGAAAATACTCGAAACCATTCTCCCAAATCCTGCGTAGTTACATGATCGAACACGATCTGACCGCAGACCAAGTCTCCAAGAAAATAGGTCATTGCAAAGAATCCGTAATGCGTTGGCTGCGCCAGCAGACCTGCCCGGGCGAAAAGCAAATCCGCAAAATCTTCGACCGCCTTGGCCTCGACCCAGAACAATTCTTTGCCGGTTCCGCACTCGACAGCTACGTCGAGACCAGTGTCCTCTCCTTTGCCGTACTCCAGGACCGCTTCAAGCAGGCGCAGGTCAGCGGTGACTCCATCCTGGCATTCAGTATCGCAGCGCACGCCGCCGTACGCATTCACACCATTTTCAGCAGCAAGGGCCTGGACACAACGCTGACACTGGACCCGGCCATCTCGCAGGTCAAATTGGTGATCAACCTGGACATCCCGATGCGCACCTATATGGTGCTCGATGTGGTGAGTGACGATAATCAGTTGAAATTACGTCTGACGTACCATACGTTGATTAACGAGAAGCCGTCACCCTCGGTGGATCAGCTACGTATGCTCAACCAAACGGTGGTGGAAGGCTTGGCTGACCGATTCTTTAAGTGTCTGCAGGAAACTTGCAAAAACAACGAACTACAGAATGTCTAGCGAACTCGATAAACTCGTACCTCCCGGCGGCGGCCCGCTGGCCTGGGAACAACAGGAAGCCAAGCGCAAGGCGTACCTGACCGGTGCGCCTACAACGCCGCCCCCTGTCAGCCCAGCCATCCGCCCGACCGAAGCGCCCGTCTCGGAATCCAGACCTATGCAACCCGCTCCGCCCCCGCGTCGTACCTACGCCGCTGAATTAACATATACCCCGCCGCCGGCCGTCCGCGCCGGTGAACCCGCCGCGGTCGGCTTCACGCTGAAGTTCATTGTTCGGTCGTACCACGACAATGCTCCGTACATTACCATTGAGCATGGACCGAATTTCTCCATCGTGCTGACGGAGCTGGTGGATAATCTGAAGCTCAAAATTGGCGACAAGACATGGGACGTCATGTGGACTGGACAGGCTTTCAGCTTGCCTGAGAACGACGTGTATGGTATCTCATTCTTGCAATGCGCGAAGACGACCAGCTAGGGTTTATCAAGACCGGCAGAATTGAGCTAGGCAAGACGCCGAGTTCGGTCAGCGGTCAACCCTCGGTAGCGGTGGTCGACTCGGAGCCGGTCGCCTTGGGCGAAACGGCGACTGATCCGGGTCTCAAGAAACTCGGTAGCCTCCTTTCTAACTGTGGCCTTTGATGACATCAGTGTTTCGTCGCTGGGAATGAACAGTCGTCGCTTTGACGACCCCTTCTTGTTGCCCAGCAGCAACTCCATGCCTGAAACGCTCGAAACGGCGTTGGACATGTGTCTGTTCCTCTACTACATGAACCCGCAGTACATTCAGGCCACGGCCCGAGTCGTACGGCATTTCATCACCGACTTCGACTATCCCGGCGAAGACGGCAGCAAAGAGGAACAGGATGACCTGGACGAATTCCTGAAACACTCGTTGCAGATGCCTGGCTTCATGAACGAGATGGGCGATGAGTGGGGATGCTATGGAAACGGCATGGCGCGTATCCATTTCCCGTTCGACCGGTTTCTCATTGACGATCGCTCCGGGACGCGTACGTCATACGCGCTCGAGTTCTTCGGTCGGCAGGCGAAATACGACTTTCGGTCAATGACGTACACCGTGCCGGATCCGTTGCACGCCGGCGGACACGTCCGATTACCGTTCCGTGACCAGCGTTCGCGCGACTCGGCCCGCATCAAGATGATCCGTCTGAATCCTCGGTTCGTCACGATTCAGCATAACGTTCTTTCCGGGTCCAGCAACTACATCTACCGTTTCGATCCGGAGTTTATCAGTGATGTGAAGAAAGGCCGGCTTTACGTGGTCAATGAGACGCCGCTCCCGATGTTGCAGGCCATCAAGAACAGCAAGGACTTCCTGTTTGACCGAGACGCTATTTTTCATCTGAAAGCCCCCACCGTCAGCGGCATCTCAAACGCCGGCTGGGGCATGCCTGGCACCATTGCCAACTACCGTAATCTGCACCAACTACAGGTGTACCGTAAGATCGACGAAGCCGTCGGTCTGGATTACATGCTGCCGTTCCGTCTGTTCAGCCCGAACCCGCAGAATGGGTCCGGCAACAGTGGTATGGACTCGTTGATCAATTCCCGGTGGTCCGGGGAGATTCGCAAGATCATTAAGAATCGCCGAGTCGATAAGTTTGCCATGCATTCGCTGCCCTTCCCGGTCAACTACCAAGAGTTCGGCGCGGAAGGTAAGACACTCACTCCTAAGGACATGATGGAGTACCAGACGACCGCCATGTTGGATGGTATGGGTTATCCGCAGGAACTGTTCAAAGGCAGTCTGACGTGGATGCAGGTGCCGACGGCGATGAGGTTGTTTGAGAACTCGTTCATGTTCTTGCATTTGGGATTTAACAGCATGGCAGGTTGGGCGACTCGGAAAATCCGGGCGTACCTTAACCAGCCGCAGATGGACGTGCGGTTACAGAAGCCGTCGATGGCGGACAGCCTCGAACGGAAACAGCTTATCTTTCAGTTGGGTGCGATGGGCGAAATCAGTCGTGAAACTGCGTACAGCAGTCTCGGCATTGATGACCCGGTGGCCGAGATGCGGAAGCGTCTGACGGAGGATCTTGCGATCCAGAAGAATCAGATGAAGATGCAGACGGACTTCCAGAAGGAAGTCGAGACCGGTTCCCTCATGGCCCCGGAGACTCCGGACGGTTCCGCCGCGGGCTCCGCGCCGGGCATGTCCTCCGCCGGCAATATCACGCCGAGCGATGCCGCCGGCCAGGCCGATCAGCTGGCTCAGTACTGGCTCAGCATTCCGTCGACGGGCGAACGTACGCAGGCTATGAATGCGGTGCGCGGACAAAACGAATCTTTGTATTACGTGGCCAAGGGCAAGATGGAGAGAATGAAGTCACAGGGAGCTTCCCAAGGTCGGGCATCTGTGGCACAATCTGCTCAACAACAAGCCGCCCAGCAATGATCACGAAAGCAGCCATCATCCAACTGGTGGACGAATTGCGCCAATTGCGCGAACGTCCCGTGCCGAACGCCCCCAAAGGGTTGCCGGCCGCCGCGGTCAACGCGGACAACACCAGCGAAGGTAAGTACTGGGACGAATGGCTCACAGACCCGGGCATTTTGCATGGCGTGACGGGTACAGGCAATGGACCTATAATTGGACGCGGATAATATGCAGACTCCGGATTTTACATCAGCGGTGCGCAGCCAACTCAATAGCACGAATGCTAACGAGTTGGCCGCACGCATGAATCCGTCGATCTCGCCCCTCACTTTCAACCCGACGCCCGGCTCACAACGCTGGACGCTGGGCTATACCGCCGGCTCCACGTTGCCCAATGCGGCACTCAACGCCGGCCTACTGCGTCCTTTACGTCCTCTGATGGATAACCTCGGCAACAACCACATGCGCGCCGGCCTTATGGGTGCCGGCCTCGGCGCGGCGGCCGGAGCCGTCACATCCACCGTGGCGGGCGGTGACCCCACCCGCGGCGCGGCCGTAGGCGCCGGTCTCGGCGGTGTTGGATCCCTCCTGCTCAGCATGTACGCCCGGCGCAAGATGCTCAATGCTCCGTACTTTCAGGAGCCCCTGCCCGAAGTGCCGCATCAGAAGTCTGCTTTCTATGGGGTGATGTCGCAGGACGGCTCGGATATTGAAGACCGCGTGATGGCTGACAACAGCCTGAACTACATGGACAAGACCACTCTGCTGCGCTTTGTGAACGGGCTGAATCCCGAACGCAAGTCCAGCCTGTCTCGGTTCATCGGCCCGATGGCAGGTGCTGGTGTGGGGATAGCAGTCGCGCGCTTCCTCTTGAAGCTCGGCATTGGCGGTACGGCGCTGCTTGCCATCGTCGGCGCGACGCTCGGCCACAACCTGACGTCTGGCCAGTCCAATGCGTTTGGGCAGCGTGTGAGCCCGATGACCGACATGTTTGGCCAGCCCCGATACGTTTAATTTTATGAAACCGGAAACTGAAGCTTTTCAACGGGGCGTTAATATCGCGTTGATGTCACACGGTCGGTCGCCTGGCGAGTTGACCAAGATCGCCGCGGTCGCGCACCGTATGGCCAGTCCCGACGCCGTGCCGGCCAAGCGCTTGGTCGTCAAAAGCGCCCATGACGTGATGTGCTTCTGCGGCGATGAATTCTCCGCTCCGGCCCAGCACCTCAAGATGATCCACGAACTTCCCGGCTGGTCAGCCCACGCTGAGGACGTGTACGGCACGGTGGTCAAATCCTGCGCTGTCGCCGAGTGTCTGGAAAAGCATGCCTTTGCGGACGCAGCCGAAGGTATCGGCAGTCTGGCTAAAGGCGTCGGTTACACAGGTGTGCTTGGTGGCGCGGGGCTCGGCGCGCTCTACTGGATGCTGTCACGCCACGCGTCACAGGGCACGGCTGATGTTGAATCGAAGAAGCACCAGTTGGCGTACTACAATCAATTGAATCACGAACTGCAGGAATCCATGCGGAATAAGTATCCGTATAACGCGGAGGCTAGAGCTTGAAGGTAGAGACCCGATCCGCTATGCCGATGGGGTACGGCGTTCCGACGATCAAGCCGAACAAGTCGGCGACCACACCAGGGGGTAAGGAACAGGTCATCTCGGTGGACGGTCTGGAAGAGTGGTTGGACACACCCACCATCCCGGATCAACTTGATACCCCGGAGTTCTGGAAATCCGATGGCATTGAGGCGAAGCTGTTCGATGTGAGTAACGCGGAAGACCTGAAGATGTACAACGACCTGCTGTCCAAGGTGGACATGCCGAACTCCAATGTGTTCTTTCGGGAGCACAAGGTGGAGGCGTTCCAAGCGCAGGGCACCTGGAAAGTGTTTGTATTGATTCAGAAGGTCAAGTTTCGTAAGCTGATCGTTAAGAAAGACACCAAATAATTTTATGGCCACCAAGTTCGCAGGTACTGATTGGAATACCGTGTTACGGATGCTCGGCGGCGGCGCAATGCTCGGCGCTGGCACCGGCGCTGCGGTCACCTTCGCCAACCACCTCCGCGAACTCCAGGAAGGCGCCAAACCGCCCGGCGGTGGCGACGACACCCTTTACCTCGATCTGCCCGGCAAACGTCCCCAGCCCAAGCAGGCCTCATCCAACGGTAACAACGCCACGACCTTCGCCTACTCAGGTCTCGCCGGCATGGCCGGCACGGCCCTAGCCTACAACGCCGTCCGTAGCATCTACAATCGGCAGCGCAAGAAAGAACTCGATAACGAGTTGGCGCAAGCTCACCACGTGTATCTGCAGGGCAATGCTGATGCGAAGTCGGCCAGCCAGTACTCCATCCCCACCAAGATGGTCGGCACGGGATACCTCGCTTTTCTGATGACTGCCCTCGGCTCCGCCGTTGTTGCCAACAAGATGTTGCAGAAACGCTTTCCGCCCATCCAGAGCCCCACCGTCGGCCAGCCGAAGAAGATCGTCGTCCGTACCGTGGATCCCGAGACCCGTCAGCCCTACCCTAAAGACGAGGTAAGTCCCGACGCTATGGAAGGCGTTGTGCGGTCGCAGATGGCCGATACGAAGATGGCGTCGCACAACGATGTCGTCACGGTTGTCAGTGCCTTGGCATCCGGGCGCGTCTCGGAAGTCAAAGAACTCATCAAGTCTGCCGGCGTCGACGGAATGCTCGCCGCCGTCAAAGGTGCCAACTGGCGCAACACCAACCCGGTGGAACGGAATCTGGCTATCACTCTGCTTTGTACCGACGGTCTCTTGAAGGAAGCCTTGGCCCCGATGGTCGCCGCGGAGTTCTTCAAATCCGCGACTTGGACCTTCTCCATCCTGCCGACTCTCAATGACCACCAGCGTGAGCATTTGACCGGGTTGGTCGAATCGTCCACTCAGGCTGTCCGCGAGGCTGCCTTGGCCCCGCTGATGTCGAAGCTGGCCGCCTCGGACGAGAGCATCAAGAAGGCTGAAGAGCTTTCAATCTCGCCGCTGAAAACTTTGTTCGTTGCCGGCGCGCTGACGTCCATCCTGGACAAGCCGAAGACACAGAATGGGGATGTGGAGGAGCAGGCACGGCGCGACACGGCCGAGGGTCAGGATTCTCCGTCGCAGCACCATGGCGGCATTGCTCTTGAAACGGATGACGACAACGCCACCGAGTTTGTGAAGAAGCACATGGCTGAAATTGACAAAGCGCGTGCCGGGCAGTAGGTTCAGGGATGGGCGCCATTCCAGCACACTACATCCTACAACCAGACGGATCGTACTCCGCTCCGCCGAAACGCAAGGCTACGTGGCCACCACCGGCCCAGCAAGTACCCCTCAAGTCGCCCCTCAAGCGTCACGGCAAGTATAACGTCTCTGCCCCCGCGGAGCGTACCGTGGACGGCATCACCTTTGACTCGAAGCTCGAAGCGAAAGCCTACACTCTTCTGAAGCAGTACGGCCAGGTGTTCCAGCACCACCAAGTGTTCGAGTTGCAGCCGGCGTTCAAGCTGGGCGACACGGATCACCGAGCCATCAACTACGAGAGCGACTTCGTCCTTACTCACCCGGACGGTCGGCGTTTTGTCGTGGATATTAAGGGTCTCGAAACTGACATATTTAAAATCAAGCGCAAGATGCTGGCATACCGCCATCACATTGTTGTGCACTGCATCAAGTCCCTGAAGGATTTGACCAAATTCCTGTACGACAACGGTCTTGTCGGTCCAGGGCTACACACTGACCATAATGGATAAAGATGACGCAGTTAAATTTCTGAAGCAGTTGAGTGACTCTCAACTACACGATGCACTAAGTGAGGTCTTCGATAAATGGCGTCCGCGCGACTATGCCGGCGCATGTGACGACTACGGTTTCCCGACAAATGGCGCCGAGTTGGCCGTGATCAAACAAATACTCTGTGGCTGAAAAGAACCCTCTGCCCGATAATTGCTATTGGCGTCTAGGGCATCGCACCTTCCCATGGAGTCCTAAACCATTGTGGGATGTGTGGCGTATTACCTCCGCCGGACTTAGCCAGCGTATAGGCAGGGCACCAACGCTCCGAGACGCTAAACAGCAAGCCCGTGACTTCCTGAATGCTGAAAGCCGACGCCCGCACTAAAGACATCCTCGACCGCCTCCGCCCTCCCGTAGCCACCATCACTAAGCCGTACGCCGGCCGGGCCAGCACCATGCCCATACAGCAACTGGTTGCCAACCCGCTGCGGAACGCCGTAAACGCCACCCTCGGTCTGCAGCTCGACGAAGCTGAGTTCCGTCGCTGGGTGAAGTTTGAAAGTGCACCACGCGGCGTCGACATTAAGATCAACCATGTAATGTTAGCCGAGGCCCGGAGCGCAGCACCTGAGTGGGTGTTCGCGTTGCTCTGGTGCTTCTATCCCAACTATGCCCCACATTTCGAATGACTGAATACGACGAAGACAACTCCGCAGATGAACCCCTCAAAGTGAATGACGACGTCGTCACTTACTGCCCGCTCTGTGAGGCGGTGGAAGACTGTACCGTGTTAAAAGTGAACGGCTCGGTCATTACCCTCGGCTGTGCCAACAACCATAAATTTACTAATCAATAACCATGACACCTGAACAAACCGCTATCCAATTCAACAAAGTCCTCGATACCATCAGTTTCCACGTCCAGAACGAATCCCTCCGTAAACAGCTGATCGACTTCCTTTCCCAGCCCCACATCAAGTCCCGGCTGCTCACTGCGCCGGCGGCCTCTGGGCATCATCAAGCCGAGCCGGGCGGTCTGCTCGACCACACCTTGGATGTACTGCACCTCGGCATCAACATGCTTGAGTTCCTCATCAAGGAGCTCTCGTTGAGCGATCCGAAACAGCGGTTCGAAGACCTGGTGGTCTCCATCGTCCTGCACGACATCAGCAAGGTGGGGGATCCGCTGGGCCGTAACTGCTATGTGCCCAATATGATCAAGGCCGGCAAGAAGGACGGCACGCTGGTGCAGTCGGAGAAGAAACCGTACGTGAAGGACAAGAGTGCGTTCCAGCTAGGTCGTGCAATTAACGGCTTTTGGAACACGTTCAAGTCTGGAGCCTTTGCACCGACGACGGTCAGCTACGCGGCGTTCGACACGGCGCCCAACATGCTCGCCGCGGTCGGCGACTTCATGGACCGCAATATAGACGCGGTACGCGAGGGCGAGCTTTCCCTGCTTCTGGTGAATTCCATCAGCCCGGGGCTTTACCACTTGCTGAACGACACGGTCAAGTTTGCCGTCAGGTACCATGATGGAGCGTACTGTGGTAATCGGTACGCGCTGGCCGGCAAGGAGACCCCGGTGCAGTTTGTGCTCCATACGGCGGACATGATCTCCAGCCGGAAGAACCGGTGGCTCAAACCGGCCGAGGTGGACGAATCGGAGTAAAAACTAGCCCGCGCCGGCATGTAAACGGTCAAACGGTTTACATGCCGGCGGCCGGCGCCGAGACCCAAATAAGGTCAAATGTAGCAAAAACTGTAGTCGGCTCGTGAGACGTTTTTTCGACAACGAAATAATTAACGTTAAATAGTGTACACAAATTGGACATGACTACAGTTCTGACTACAAGTTTAGTGTACATTTTCTGTAACCTGTAGTATGTGTCGATTTCGCAAGTCGTTGATAATGGTCCTGTATCCCGTGGCACATTTATACCACACTTTCGTATTGACCAGCAAAGGCCTAGCAAATAGGCTGTGGAACAAATGAGCTTCAGATCGAATATTAAAGGCGGCTCGCCATTCTGTCGCTGCGGTCTGCCGCGCCGCAAGGGTGGCTACGACTGCCTCAAGTGTCACCGAGACACCCTCTGTATCAGTCGGAAGATCCAAAAGCTCACCCCGGCCCAGAAAGAACGGTACGTGCCCAAGAAGGTGCCGGTGCCCCGCCAGCCGCGCGCCGGCCGCCAGCCGCGTCCCAGCGTGCACGTTGACATTGAGGCTGCGCTGGCCCCTGTCTGGCCAGCCATCGACACGGTGCTGAAGTACGCGGAGGCGTTCCCCATAGGGGTGGCACTACAGGCTAGGACCGAGGACACGATCAACGCGCTGCTACGTCCCCGGGGTCTCGGTTACCGGTTTCGGTGGACGGCAGATGGACAGGTCAAACACACGGTCTTTAACACACGGAATCCCAATAACAAAAAACTGATAAAATGATAGCTCGTATCGCTCCCAATTACATCATCCTCACCGCGCAGGAAGCCTGCAATCTGGCACCCCACAAATGGGCCATGCCGCCGAAAGACGCGATTGCGCTCCTGAAGCCAGGCCACATGGTCAAGCTCGTGGTGGACGCTCCGGAGGTCCATAAGGCCGAGGCCATTTGGGTGGCCATCCTGACTCGTAAGCGTGCCAAGTTCGTCGGTACCGTCTGGACTGACCCGCCGCCGCGCCGCACCCACTACCACGGCATCATCCCCGGCGACATCATCAATTTCGAGGTCAAGCACGTCCTGGATATTGCATTCGAGGTGAAGACCGAGAAGCAACCGAAGGGTGTGCGCATTATATGATTTGGATTGATCTCGATGGCGTACTTGTCAATTTCCAAAAGGGCGCCTGCAAGGCCCTCGGCATCCCATACCCAGAGCGGGACATTTATACACATGGTTGGCTGGCTTCGAAGTTGCCTGACATTCCGCTGCACAAGCAGTTTGAAATCATGCACCAGAACCCGACGTTCTGGGAGGACCTGGAACCGTCTCGGACATGCGCCGCGATGGTCTCGCACTTGGATCACCATCACCCCGGTTGGGGCCTGCTGACCTCTGCCTGGCGTCGTAACGCTGCCAGCTACTCCGGCAAGTACAACTGGGTACGCCGACACCTCGGCGAGGATTACCTGGAGAAGCTGGTGGTAGCCAGTGGTAACAAGTGGCGACTGGCCCATCCGAACGCACACTTGACCGATGACGAGCTCCCACGGGTGTTACAGCCTTGGCTGGACGCCGGCGGCAAGGGATTTCACTGGGTGTGCTACACGGAGGATCAGGTGAGTAATTATGCGATCCAGTTTGCCCGGTGGCAGCAGGATTTGGAACAGTTTGCACAATCACATGGAAAATAATCACAATTGGGGAGCTCGAACCATCAATACCGGATCACCATTTGAGCAGGGTATGGTCATTGACGAGGACTCACCCGCGAACATCGCTGTGGTGTACGATTCGAAACACACGAAGTTGCTGGCAGCTGCCCCGGAGTTATTACGTACATTGGAGAGCGCTATAGCCTGTATTGAATCATCTTACGACGAGGTAACTGAAGCCACGCGAGATGCTATGCGTCATGATGTGTGCAGTTATCTAGGCGTCGTCAATGACGCAAAAGGTCTATGAAATACAAAGGTTTTACCATCAAGAAGATTGATTACCAGGACTGCGACAATTATCAGGTAATCACACCCAGAGGTGACGTTTGGGCTGACTTGGCGTCGAACACTGCCATTGCGAAAAAGTGGATTGACTGTCATATACATGAACAACTCAGAAATGCACCCATTACAAAAGCTGTTAACTGAAGCTGGCTGCGGAGGCTGCTACGATAATCATGAGCAGACGGAGCCGTCCACATATTGCGATGGTTTCATCAAGGCGGAAACGTTGAAGAACGCCAAGTTGGAATACGATGCGCTTGACGCGGTGGCAAAGGCTGCTGCTGCGTTATACGATCCGCGACTTGCTCTGGGTGAGTACTATACGCACAAAACACTGCTTCAGGCTCGGCTGGCAGAGCTTGCTGCAATTCGAAGTAACGCATGAACAATTCCAGCGCCGCAATCCCTCACGTTAACGGTGTGTTAGGTGCACCTGTAGAAACTGTGGCTTGCTGTTTTAAAACTTTGATTTCCGATGAGTTTGCTCATGGTCTTTCAAAGATGGAAATACAATGCCGATCCGCTGTTGAACGTATGCTGCTTGCCCGCAACGAAACCTCATCTAAATTCTACAAGGAAGTTCCCTGCGTCGTGGCCAAGAGCTTGGTCGCAAAATATCAACGTAACCCGAAATGCAAGTCAGTCAAACGTATTGTGATTCCAGTTTGTGGTGACAAAGGGAAGCAGATCAAGCTGGTACCGGGTGGCGTGCGTATTCCAGCATTATTCAAGAAAGCAGTAATTCCAGTGTTCTGGCCTCGTCCGATAGCGGGTCATGTGCGCAGCGTTGAGATCTTTCAGCGTAGAGGTAGGTGGTTTGCTAACTTCTGTGTCAATGTCGCTACCGCCCCGGCCGTGAAAGCTACTGGCGTTATCGGCGTCGACCGAAACAGTGTCGGTAACGTAGCAGTCATGGCTGACCCGATGACGGGGCACGTTAGGCACATGGGTTTCAATCCGGCACGTACAAAGGCATGCTGGCGGAACCGAAAGAAGAATTTGCAGAAACAGGGTAAGCGTCGTCTCCTGTCGAAGCTGAATAAAAACCATGCACGACGCTCAACATACCAAAATCACGTTGTCAGCAAGACAGTCGTGGAATACGCCAAAACACATTCTCGTGCTATTGCGTTGGAAAAGTTGTCCGGGGTTAATGCCAAAGGCTCAAAGATTCGTTCCTACTCGGAACGTAATCAGTGGGCGTTTGCACAACTCGCCGGCTTCATCCAATACAAGGCACGGCTTGCAGGTGTAACCGTAGTGGAAGTCGATCCGGCTTATACAAGCCAGACCTGCTCTCGCTGCGGCCATATCCATAAACCGAACGGAAAGTTGTTCAGTTGCCCGGCTTGCAGACACGAAGACCATCGAGATTCAAACGCGGCGTTCAACATTGGACGTCGAGGACTTGATTGCATCGGTGGATTAGCGACTCACACAGCGCGGAGTCGTTCGGGTCTAATTGATAGCCCCGCATCTGGGACATTGGAGACTAAAATATGACAAACCCAATCAAACAGAATCCCGCCGTTCACGGTGGGAGTATCAAACCCAGACTTGAATCCTACGCCTCCGGTTCTGGGGCACTCTCGTTCAGCTACACGGAAGGTGAGGGTAACGACCGTAAGTCGGTGGGACATCCCACCACGATCGCGGAAGTGGCGCTCAGCCGTTGCTGGCTGACCATGCAGGAGAACATCAAGAACTTCGACTACGTGCTCCAGGACTTCGGCTCGGAGCAGTATCCGCAAATTCTGGCGTTCGGCCCAGTTAGGCGTCTCGGTCCGGATCGCCTACGCACATACGCTTATGGCAAGGTCAGCGATGTTCGGTACGAGAAAATTGATGACTGTGACCGCTGGCGGTATTTCTTCCGACCCGAGCATGCCCCTGAAACGGAACATGAATTGGTCAACTGGTCCATGAGAGGGGTTTTGAACTTCTTCCTCGATCACGAACAGAAATGCACCGAGGCGCTCGAGTTGCGCGACCTCCGGGAACGCACGGCTGGCAAACCACACCTAGTACCATTACCATGACACCGTCCAAACAAAAATTGAATGCGACAATTGCGGTAAGGTTTACAACGCCGGCTTCTTCGACGACAAACCTTGGACTGACATCCCTGACCTATGGCTGCGCACTGAGCCGGGCAACATTATACCGTCAGGCGAATGTTCAGAATGCGGAGCACTCTGCTACCCGCAGCAATCACTTAAAAACTAAACAAATGAAAATCGAACTCAAAAATATCAAATATGCGGCGTTTGCCTCGGACGACTCCAACTGCTTCGAAGGCACAATCCACATCGACGGTAAAGCCTCAATCCGCGTCTCCGACGACGGCAACGGTGGCTGCATGCGCTTCGACAACCTCGTCCCCGGTGCCTACGCCAAATTGCAAGAGTACTGCAAGACCCTGCCGCAGTATGAATTCTACGGCGATATGAATGATGAAACGCCCGAGACGTTCATCGGTGGCTTGCTGGAAACCCATCTGCTGACAAAGCAGGTTAAATCCAAGCTGAGCCGTAACCTGATTTACACGTACACCGACAAGGTCGGCATCTATCAGGTCAAGGGCAAGTACACGCCGGACTTTGCTGCCAAGCTGCGCAAGCGCTATCCGACGATGGACAAGATGCTTAATGAGTTGCCGCTGGCGGACGCCGTGGCAATCTTCAAAGCAGACAACGACCGGTTGACCAAGGAGCAGGAAGCCAAGTACCGTGCGAAGGAGGCCGCTGCCGCTCCGGCCGAACCCGTCGCAGCATGAGGACCTACGCCGGCTTGGATTACACAGGCCCAGGATCTCAGGTCAACCGAGACCCAGAGACAGGCATTCGCTACGGTATCATTCACACCAATCGAGTCTGCCCGCATGCCCTGGAGGATATCTACTCGGCCGGCACGGACATCGACTACGAGAACTATCAGCAAGCCATCAAGGATGCCTTGGCTGGGGCGCTCAAGGAATTCGGATTGGAAAAGTATGCTGAGGATGCCTACGACGGCATGTCCGATGCGATCGGTGACAACTATCCCGGCAACAACGGTGACTGCACACGTTACGAATACAAGGAGGACGGTTACGAGTTGATGATCGACGGGTCGGGTGACCTGTGGGTCATGAAGTCGCCGTTCTTTACGTATGCACAGTTTTGTAGTCCGTGTGCACCGGGTGCATGCTATTTGACCAACGCGTTGGAAGGCCAACCGGCTGGCAACAAGTGTTATTGTCTCGGCACGGATTGGTTCGACGAGGAAGAGAAATGCCCGTATCCGATTTACAGCATGGAGACGGGAGAACAAATCTGATGAAACTCAAAATCAACATCGAAAACTGTCGGAAGAGCGTCATGCTGGAATGGAGGATGCCCGACTCGGCTTACCTGTCCAGCATCTACATCATGCCCGAGGAGCTCACGCCGAGTGGCTACCCGCACGTCGTACGCGACTGCGGGCGCCTCGTGGCATTCTGGGGCGATAAACTGACAGTGACCGAGTCGCCCGGGAATTACCATACCGGTGACTCCGGCTGCTTCAAGGCCGACACGGATGTCATTGTGGTCAATACGCACCGACTGCTGGAAGTGCTGCGGAAGGTGCACGCCAGTGCCGAGCTCCGCAAGGATCGGACGAAGGCATTGAATATCGAGATCGACACGGAACGGTTACACCGCCACATCGAAGCACCCAAGCTGACGATCTGTCAGATGGTCAAGCATGTGAACATGGCTGGCGCCGAGTCGTTCGGGAAGACCCTCAAATACTTCAAGGAAAGGCTGCACGGCGGTCGCCGCTCCTTTGAGGACTTGCTACTGGAATTGTCTCGGCTGATTCAGCAGGCCAAAATCTACTGTCATCGGGATGAGTTCTATTTCGACGGCCGCAGCATGCCCGGCGGACTGGGCTTCAATGGCGGGATCATCCTGCATGAGAACACATTCGGTATTCACACATGAAATCAATTAACGTACACGGCGGTTTGCTGCTGCAGTTTGACTACATAACCGGGGTGCCGGTGAACAAGCAGGTTGAGGATATGGTTGACATCATCAATGCGACTCTGGCCCGAGACCAGAACTTCAACGGCGCGCAACTCATCACGATCCATGAGGAGATGGACGTGGAAGTCACGAACGACTCGGAAGACTGATTATGCCGTACAAAACCGAATGGGTAGCGCCGGAGGTGTTCCTAGAATACGCCGGCGTTACCGTTTATCACACCTACAAGCACGACGACATTGAGCAGGGGCCTCGCGGCGACCGGTTCGTCACGAATGAGGGGGACGGGGAAGACAGCCAGACGGAATCATTATTCTTCGTCGACGAACTGGACAATTACGTGGACCCTCCGCCAGGCGATGAATGGCCCCATGTGAAGCATTACGAGCAAATGGTGCGGGAGGCGATTGACCTCGGCGAGATTCCAATGAAACGTCGATGAACTTATCCCAACAGGACCTATGGCTGATTGCCGAGGCACTCCAAGCCCGCATTGAAACGGGTGAGTTCAGTTTGGCGCGCAGTCGCAAAGGCAAGATCATCATCTGCAGTCCCAGCCATTTGAAGGCGTTAAATGACTTGTTGGATCGGGTGGTTGCCAATCCTGAGGCTTACGATTAAACGCGTTTGACAGACGTACAGACCTGTGCGATTGGTTTGTTGCTCACCTCGGTGTGCAACTAAAATGAATAACAACCAAACGCAAGATCAAGTCAGTGATTCGAATCCGACCCTGGACCAGCGGTTCGGCCAAGTGTACATGAACGCGCTCAACTACCTGGAAGCCCGGGCGCAAGCCAAACTCCCCGGCGGGAACGGTGACCCATCCGCCAACGAAGTGGCCGTCGACGTCATCCAGGACCTGCTGACGCTGCTCAACGGCATATCCCTGTACGGCGCGGCGCTGTACCAGTTGATTCAGTTCGAAGCCAAACCAGAACACGTGGAGCGCCTCAATATCCTGAAGGCCGGCGTGCTCAACCAGTTCGTCTCGGAGACGCGCTTTTGCGCTACCGTGGAAAACATGGCGCGCGACCAGAAACTCAAAGAAGCCGGGATTGACCCGGCGGACAAGGCAGCAGTGGAGAAGTTCTATTTGGATCAAGCCCAGAACATCTTCTTCTCTGCGCCGACAGTGACCAACGAAACTAAACAAGAATGATCAAAGCGAAAATATTTTTACCTGACGGTCGATGCTATAACCTAATTAAGTTGGAGGATCTGACGCCATACACGGAGTTGTCCTCTGTAACGTGGCTGACACAACCCGACACGGCCCTCCGTGACGCTGTGTTACGTCGCCTTACGGCAGAGCCCAAAGCGGAGGTTTGCAATTACTCGGTTTACACCCGTGACCCGGTCAACTCCGGGAACTACGTCAGCCAAGCCAAACTGACCGAGGCGCCCAAGGACTCGGAGACCCTCACAACGCAGGAGAATGCAGCCTTATGGGGTTGTGTCAAACTGCTCAGAATAGCCGGTGGCATAGCCAGCCATCTGAAACGCGGCATCTATTACAACATGCCGGACGAACGGGCGAAAGCCGTGGCTATGTACTTCGAGTTGGGCCAGTCCATACCGTCCGAATTGATAGGGGCACTCGGTACGGTAACGACCCTGCCGGGCTATAGTCGCCGCGTACTGCACGGTTTGCTGGGTCAGATTGATGAAGTGGCTGAGCTGTCCACGCCATTGATGAATATCGTCAGCGACCCCACTTCGGTTGACAAAGCCAACATTGCTGAGGAACTGGGGGACCAGAACTGGTACTCTGCCATTATCATGGACGCCTTGGGCATTGAGTTCGACTCGGTGCTCCAGACCAACATCAATAAGCTCAAGAAACGGTACCCGCAGGGGTACCAGGACGCGGCAGCCCAGAAACGGGACTTGCCAGCGGAGCGGCAGGTGCTGGAAGCCGGGGTGGCCCCCCAGACGGGCTAGGTGCAATAGGGGTCGGTTTTGTGCTATAAGTATTTGCTAACAGCTAGTATTCCATTGGTCCCGGTCGTCGTAATTGACGATCGGGACTTATGGTTTAAACATCAACCGTTGAACCAACTGACTCCTTATGCAAACACTCAATACCGATCAGACGTCACACACCTCAACCAATACATCCACCCACGGTGCCGACGACCTTGTGGTCTTGGCCCGCCAGTCCAGCGCAGCCTACATACAGTCGGCGCGTCACGGACTCAAAAGCAGTTCCATGCGCCAAGCGCAAGGCCACATGCAGGTCGCATACCTGCGCAAACTCGATGACGTTCCGGCGGCGGCCAAACCGCTGTATGACCTGGACCTGTCATTCCATACGCTGCTCGCGTCCGAACGCCAGCAGGATCGGGTTGACGCCACCAAGGGCGTCATTGTCAGCGCGTTGTGTGTGCTGGGCAAGTTGATGAAACGTGACCCGTTGTCCATGCTTCCCGGCATTGACGACATGGTCAAGAAACATGACGAACAGCAGCGCACGATTGAGGCGCTGAATGCCAAGCTGTCTGACATGGAAGATCAGCTGAACGAGTCGCGCGCTCGTAACAATGAGCTGCAGGCCCAGGTGGGTCAGCCCGCTGTCTTGGCTGATACCGTTGTGGTTGACGTGATCCTGGAGAAGCTCCGTCCGATCCACGAAGCCACTCGGCTTCTGGGCGATGACGTGGAGCTGTGCGATACGGGCAAGCTGGAAGAAAATCATCGTGACCAGATTATTGGCACGTTACGGTTTGTGAACGAGCACTTGTTGGTGCTGATTGATCCGAGCGAAGCTTCGGAAGCTGATGATCGAACTGTGCTGGCGCCAACTGCCAGTGCCGTTTCTGTCTGAGTTGGAGTTCCACAGAAATTTTTAGCTATTGGTTTCAGTTTACACCCGAGACGTGCTTCAATGCCGTCTCGGGTGTCTTTGTACATGGCGCAAGAAGAAGCAAAAGTTCCGTTAGTCGTAGTGGGTGGGTGTCTACTGGTTGCGCCAGTGGTAGCACCATTGTTATTGTTGGGCGGTCTGGGGTATTTTCTACACTTGTGGTTTTGCCCGTCCGTCCCTAAAGTTGATCCCTATGAATCAGAATCTGGACAAGAACGCCGTCGCTAAGATCGTACTGCAGAGTTACGGTCACCCCGAATGTTCCTTCTGGGACTTCGATCAGGCACAGGTGAACAGCGACGCCGGCGACGGTTTGGGCTCGTTTATCCTCAGTGAAACGTCGGAGGCACATTACTGCCCCACCACGCTCGGCACATTGAGCGAGGTAATACGGTTGATGGAGACGGTGGTGCGCGACACTCGCAGCACCTTGGTGAATTTGAACGCATACGCGGTGCATGCACTGGCCGCGTCGTACGTTGAACATTTCGTGGCGCTTGAACGTCCGGCCGCCGAGTTCTTTGAGAACGTCAGCGCCTGGCGTAAAAATCAGCGCGGGTCAATCGACGCAGCGTTCGGGCACACGGTTCTGCCCACGTTGAAGGAAGTTTGGGACTCGGTTGAGAACGAGGCGAAGGATGTGAATCCGGACGACCGTCCCAAATTGGTCTTGAAAGCGCTTCGGGCGCGGCTTATGATAAACACGGATTACCTGCCTGAAGGGGTAACCCAAGAACCATTATACGATTGTGCCGAGTTTCTCACAAAGCCAACAGCGACTGATGGGGCAAGTCCATGCCCTGCAAACGGGCAAGCTGTCGCCGCGTAAGGTATCGCCGCAAATACGGCGAATTGCTAAATCTATGAATCCCACCGACGTCCTCCACTTTGCGGAAACCAAACACCATGGTCTGCCCGAGAAGGTCGCCGGCTCCCAACACCGCTTTCTGGCCATGGTTCGCCATGTCCAGAACGGCGGTCAGGGATTGGACTCAGCCAGCCCGGCGGTCGCCTCGGCCGCCAAGAAGTACGAGCCCAAGGATCGCAATGCCATGCCGTTGGAAAACGGTATGACGTCGTCCGCGGCGCTCACCAAGATGTCCAGCCAGGCTCTCCTGCTGACCTCGTACGCTCTCTGCAAAGAAGCGGACGTCCACAGCATCCTGGCCCGTACGCACAAGGCCATGCACGCCGCCGGTGCCAAGAACCGCGACATGCTGCGACAAGAGTTGGAACGTACCAAGGCGTTGAATATCAAGTTGCAGGGTGAGGTGGATGGTTCCCGCTCCAAGATCATGTCCGCGCAGCAGGCGCAGCAGAAGGCCGAGATGGATTCCACTCTGGCCAACAAATCGATTGAACAGCTCCAGATGGTGCAACAGTCCCAGCGCACCCCGCCGCCCCCGGAGCAGCCGGCGTACGGTGCCATGCTGTTCGGCCAACCCCCGGGCGGTCCCGCTGCTGCCCCGGCGGGCGGACAGCAACAACAACCAGTGCAGTGATTTACGATGTTTTTAGCGTTTGATACGGAGACCAGCGGTCTCATTGATTTTCAGAAACCTTTCGCCGATCCCTGCCAGCCCTTCATAGTATCCGTCTCGGCCATCCTATTCGATGATGACGGCACGGAGCTACACACCGTTTACGCCATCATTGACCCCGAGGGTCGTGAGATCCCGGCAGAGAGCACGAAGGTGCACAAGATCACGACTGCGTTAGCCAAGAAGTGTGGGTTGCCGTTCGACACGGTCTATCTGATGATTCGACACCTGGCGGATCAGGCCGACCGCATCTATGCTTTCAATGAGGGTTTTGACCGGTCCATGTTCGAGATTGAGTGTTACAAGCGGTACGGCACGAACAGCGTGTTTGAAGACCAGCGTGCTAAGATACGGTGCGCGATGTTGCATATGGCCGGGCTGATGAAGATTCCGGGCCAGTATGGGGATTATCGGTGGCCGAAGCTGACTGCTGCTTACGAATGGTATTTCGGTGTGTCGATGGCTGAAGGTGCGCACAACGCTTTGGTGGACACACGCAATATGGGTTACATCATGGGTGACATGCACAAGAACGGTACGCAACCAAAATGAGAACCATCAAAGCTTTCTGGCGATTCGGTTTCGTAGCGCAGGGCGATGCTGCTCGAGTTTGGCCCGTGCCGCACATATTAGTGCCTGGCTGGACGCCGTACCATGCCGCACTGAAGCAGGCGCGGCGGTTGATGAAACGGTCGGTTAAGCGTCGCGGTTATCAGCGCTACACGATTGTCAACATTCAGTATATGCCTGTACCGTGGGGCGTCTCGGACAGTGTACTTGGTCTCGATTTTGACCTGCGCAAGTACCTTATCGAAATCAGCATGAAGGATGTCGCAGCCGAGTGTCAGCCGCCACCGCCGGGCATGGTGTTCATTGACTTCACACATCGCGTTGCAAACTCGGCCGAGTCGGGCTAGAATCCCGGCATGACTGATGCAAACGAACCGCTCCCGCCACCGGGCGTTGAGCTGACTGACTGGAACGATTTCCCCAAGAAACGCCAGCAAATCTTCGACGGTGTCAAACAAGCCGTCCAAGAGTCCTTCCCCCAAAGCCAAGGCGGCGTCCGTCTCGAACTCCATAACCTCGGCTACGAGAACGCCAAACCGTTCTCGCTGGCAGAGCAGAAGAAGGCACTGATGAGCGATCAGTACCTGCATCACAAGCTGCGCGGTACGCTGAGGCTGATTGACGAGAAGACCGGGGCTGTGCTGGACGAGCAGCATCAGACACTGTTAAAAACACCTTATTTAACCGAAAGGGGTACGTTTATTTACAACGGCAGCGAACTGTCCACCATATCTCAAGCGAGGCTACAACCTGGCATTTATTCCCGGCGCAAGGCAAATGGTGAGCTTGAAGCACATTGTTTTCATCATAAAGTAAAAGTTTTAACGTCTGAAGGCTGGTTGCCCATTGGGCAGATAGTCAATCAAAAGCTCAACGTGGATGTTTACAGTTACGACTTTGTTAACAAATGCTTTGTTCTTAAACCTGTAGTCGGCTGGTTTAAGAACACGATCAAATCTAGGCTGGGTCGCGCTGATGTCAATTCCGTGGCTCGTTCTCCTGTTAGCTCTGGTAGCTTCAATCCCAGCGCACTCTGGGTTACACCAGAGCATAAAATGTTGACTCTTGAAGGCAACAAAATTGAAATTCGTTCAGCCCAGTATCTGACTGTTGTAGAAGAAGAGCCTTCGGCAAATCAATGCCAAGTGCTGTACGGTTCGCTGTTGGGTGATGGCCATATAAGCACTCACAATCTATATGAAGAAGCTCACAGTCTTGATCAAGTGGACTATCTTCAATGGAAACATGACATGTTGGGCGGTTTTGTCTCGGCTCCGTTAGGGCATAAGCCTGCTAAAGGCAACCGACAGGAGGTTGTGACATTGAGGACTAAGGCTTGTATATTTATGCAAAAGTTACGGTTAAGCTTTTACCCTAATGGCGTCAAGATAGTACCTCGCGATCTGATTGAGAATTTGACCGCGTTGGGTTTGGCTTGTTGGTATGGCGATGATGGATACGCCATCAGATCAAAATACAAAGGAAATGTCTCATCGCATCTTTCAGTCCTTTTGTCTACCAACTGCTTCACTCAGGCAGACGTAAACTGGATTATATCTTGGTTTGAGCGTAAGTGGGGACTTAAGGCATCAAAGCTAAAAAACTCTAAGGACATCGACCGCGATATGGGTTGGGTCGTACGGCTAGGTGGCGCTGATGCTGAACGATTTTTAGATATTGTTGCGCCGTACTTGCATCCCTCATTGAAATCGAAGTTGGCACAGCGTGTTCCTATGGGGCGTTGCATACATGGCGACAAAGAAATAACTCGTGTGCGCTATGCATGTAATGCCTGTATGGTAACGCGATACGCGAATGGAAAAGCAAAAGCTCGGGAGCGGCAAAATACGCGTAGTCGATTGGGACATACGGCACTCGCGAAAATGATCAAAACCGGCATTATTGTTGAGGACAATAACCTTGGGGCTGCGTGGGATCGTCGAGTTGCTGCACTTGGTACTGCATTAACAAAGCTACCTGTCGCATCTGGGACTAAGTTGGTTTTGGCATCTATCCCTTGTGTTTACGATACTAATACCGGTACTAAACTATCTAAAACCAATACTGCATATGATATTGAAGTGGAAGGTACACACAATTACATTGCCAATGGTGTTTTAGTTAGTAATTGCAACGCTAAGCGGGGATCGGGTCAGTCTTTCCGTGTGAGTCTGGAGCCCGAGTCGGGCCTCTTCAAACTGAACATCGGTCAGTCCAGTCTTCGGCTGTATTCCCTACTGCATGACATCGGTGTGCCGGACGAGCAGCTGGAGAAAACGTGGGGTAAGGATTTGTTGGCGTCGAACAAGGCGGCGTACGACTCGCGGGTGTTTGACAAGGCGTACAATCGGTTTGTGCGCCGTGCTGACCCGGCGGCTAGTCGGGAGCAGAAGGCGGAGGCAATCAAGGCGGCGCTGGCTCAGACGTACGTGGATCACGATACGACTCGGAAGACGCTGCCCAATTTATTTAAAGAATGAAGCGATGGCTTTTGCGGTTGTTGGTGAACGGTTTGGAACGCTGGTGTTTTCTGACGCATTGGATGCCGCTAGGCCGGCACCGGTGCTTCATGGCTACTTGGTCCGAGTCGATCGACTCGCGCTACAATCTCGGCGAATGGACTACGAATGAGTAAATCCCGTTTCGGACGTTGCCAGGTTTGTGGTGACATGAACGATCTCAAGCATTTATCCCTTTACGTAATCGGCTCGGAAGGGCTGGACATCTGTCCATCGTGTGAAGTCGTGCTGGTAAATATGGTGCGCGGGCTAATTGAGGTCGGCAAGCGATGCCGCTTGGGCGGCTATAAGGCTGCCAAAGAAGTGGCTGAAGCGAAGCGTATCCAGGACCTTCGTGAAGCTGCAGCAATTGAACAACAACAATGACTGATCTTACTGTTAAGAATCTCACGGACCTACAAATCTCGATTTCCAGACAGTCCAAGAAGTGGGCTGTATTCGACGGTAACTTCGACTGTGTGAAGGACTTCGTTCCGTACACGGACGAACTCACGGCGCTGTCCGAAGCCAAAGCTTGGTGCGCCGAGCGGTCACCACAGGTCCCAGAAATCGTTTACCCACAGATTACCAAGATGACCGTGTCGTACAGTCAGCAACGCGGTCGGACGAAGCGCAAATGAAACACCGGGATCATCGCTGCCGAATTTGCGGCGATTGGCTGAATGAGGATCGAGGGTGCGATCGTTGCGCGCAGGGTGTGCTGAAACAGTTCATCCCGCCGGAATGTTACGAGGAGTTGTTAGGGGTTGGACGCGGGGCAAAGATTATGGGTATCGGCGCAGACAAGCTTACCCGGGAAGACCTGTATGTGGCGCTTGCCATGGTGGGACGATCTATGGATGTGGCCACTCTGCGCCGGGATAAGTGCTCTGAGTTTCAAAAGCAAGTGGCCGAGTTGCATTAAAATATGAAGACAAATCGACTGATAGGTACGTGACCTGTGAATCACGTAGACCCAGGCGTCCTGCAGGCGACCTGGGTCTTAACCGCAATTCATTGGTTTCCACCAGTGGCTTGCGTTTAAGAAAGGTCCCATGAAGCGAGAATAGTACACATACACTAAACCGGGCTGGGCGGACCTGAAACACGGAGCTCAGTGCTGGAATGAACGAATCCTCACCGATCAAAGCGCGAGACAAAGCGCAAAGCCTAGATGCTGACAATCCCTTAACCGGAAATGAATAAAGCATTCAGGTGCACAAGCACAACGGACGAATGAGTAAATCGTCCGAATAAATATGCTCCGCCAGGCCAACGGCGCAGTTTGGTCTAGTTTCAAGGGCTTCTAAGAAACAAGCTCTACGCTCCGTGAGGCATTGCTTCACGGAGCTTCACTTTCCCCGACGGTTAACCACAAAACACAAAGGAACTATGAACAGAAAATTCGAACAAGCACTCATGTCTGCGATGGAAGAATTGGAGCACACAACTGACCCGGCACATTCTGACTGGTCTCCAGTCAATGCGCGTGTGGTGGCTGTCCTGTCAGCGCTGCGTGGTTACCTGACCGAACACGGCACAACCAACGAGCAGGACGACCTGCTACGCTCCATCGGTCTGCACGAGGACACGGTGAATGAAGTTCAGTTCACGCTCCCCAAGATGCAGGGATTGTTACTTATGAACCTCTTGGACAATCCTGTGTTATCGAAGTCGCTCCGCCATGGTTTCGGCATCAAGACGCCGATTGAGGCGTTGAACCATCCGGATGCACGTCTCGGCGGGCCGGTGCCGGCTCGTGCCCACAGCATGGATGATGGCACAGGCGAACTGGAAGAACCGGCGTGTGCCGAGTGTGGCTGTCGTCACTGACAGCTTGAATTCCCGGGGGAGCTCTGGCAGAATGCGGTCATGTTCACGAAAGAAGAAATCGCGAAAGCGACTCGGATCGCCGAGTACATGACCAAAGCTGCCGAGCTTCCCCTCGGAAAACTCGAAGGAAACCCCAATCTCTGGTCCGACCCAATGCCCCGCTTTAACGCCCCCAACCCCGCCTTCGCCGGCGCTAAAGCCCCGGAAGGTTTCATGGGTAGCTTGGGTACCATGGCTAAGGGTATGTACCGTGGCGCTGGCGGATTGGCCGCCGCGACGTTCACCGGGCAAAAGGGCTACCAGGGTGCCGCGGAAGGTTTGGCGTACAACACGGCGCGTCTCGGCCGCGACATGTTCACGCAAGGCCCTCGCCAAGCGTTTCGGAATGCCGGTAACAATTTCTCTCACGATCTGGCAGCGCCGTACCAACGCGCCTGGCAGAATTACAAAGATGACGGTGGCGCGCAGCAGGCCGTGGCTCCCGCAGCTTGGGCCGGTCGCCAGTGGAAAGACCTCACCACCGGACCTACCTTGTGGGGTACCGGCCGATGATCACCGCCGCGGACATTCTCAACCAAGCCCGTAAGACCCTCAAGAAGGCGTCTGCCGCCCCCGCAGCGGTGCCGGCTCCCGCTCCACTCCCTTCCGGCCCTCCGCCTGGCCCCGACGACGTAGCGCTCAGCCCTGACGCACTGGTGTCCATCACAGAGAAGCTGCTTGCCATTAACCGTGGCCATGCCGAGCCGGACGAGCGTGATAGCCTTGAACACCGTCGGGTTTACACCCCGGACAAGCTCTTTGCGGAACGCGTACGACTGGACGCCAATAAGCTACGCCGGGTCATGATGCGTCGAGTCGCCAAGTCACGTAATTTGAAGCCGGTCGGGATTGCCCATTTCGATCCGTACATGGAAGGGTTGCTGATTGGCAATCCGTTGTCCTCGCCGTTGGAGGAAATCAATCCGTTGCACCTGGTGGAGCAGAATCGTCGGATTACGCAGATGGGTCCGGGCGGGATTCAGTCGGAGGATTCGCTCACGGATGAGAGCTCGAACGTCCATCCGAGTATTTTTGGATTTCTCTCCCCGATCGAAAGTCCAGAATCGAGCAGAGCCGGCGTAGACACCCGTCTCGCGTGGGGTGCAAAGATTGGCAGTGACGGTAAGATTTATCAGAAGATGCGGCATCGCAAGTCTGGAACCATCCAGTATGTGAATCCGAATCAAGTGGCAAACGCAGTCGTTGGTATCCCCGAATAATGTACCCAGTTCCCCCGGAAATCGCTTTCCTTGCAGTTCTCGGTCTTGTTGGATGTTGGTACCTGTTGTAACGCATTTGGTTCAAATAATTTACCCGTAGTCGGGTTCTCCCTTTCCTCGGCCGTGTGGTCGAAGGAACTCCCAAAGTAGTTAACCACAAACCAAAGGTCTCAGCATGAAAAAGTTCCTCACATCAGTTGGCGATTTCTTCGCCTACGTCCCGGTGTCCGTCTATAACTGGGTAGTCATCGAACCGAGCGGATCGCAAGTCAAAACCCACCTCGGCCGCCAGGAGGTTCAAACCCAAGAAACGCCCGGCGGTCTCGTCATCGCGCTCAAGACCAAAGGCCTTGAGGTCGAAACGCTGGACGCCGCGAAATGCGTCACGGTTCCCCTGTCCCAGGACGAAGACGTCCGCGGCTTCTTCGTGGCCGGCGTCCAGGCTGGTGTCAACCTCATGTCCATCGAAGCCAACGCGCTGACCCAGCAGCAGTTCCGTGCCGATCAGCGTGCCCTGCGCACCATCCGCAAAGCCAAGGAGGCGGCGGAGCGCGCCGAGCAGAAAGCGCAAGCTGAAGCCGCCGGCAATGTGCCGGTTGGCGCGGTTCCGCAAGCAGCCTAAGCAGAACATACCCCCTGCGTTCTTCCGAGAGCGCAGGGGGACAATTTATGCAACAAAATCAATCAGTCGACGGTATGCGTCCCCTCGGTAATCGGATTCTGGTGGAAGACGTGGATGACCGCGTGGCCGTCTCGGGCGGCATCGTCATTCCCGAAGCGTCGCGCGAGACTTCCAACACTTCAATTGTGCTGGCGTTGGGTAAGTGCAATCGCAGCGAGAGCGGTGTCGAAACGCCGTTCCGGGTGAAGGTTGGTGATAAGGTGATGCTCTGTCGGTTCGGTGGCACACCAGTGGTTCGGAATGGCAAGCAATATCGGTTGGTCACGGAAGAAAACATTGTGGCAATTCTCAATTAATTATGCGACTCCCTCACACTTGCAAAACGGTCAAATACAAGGAAACCGGTACGGCTACTCTCACGCGCGAACGCACCCGTGTGTTCGGTATGAAAGACGGTTCGTGCGTCATGGACACTACGTTCAAGACGGTGCGTGAAGCCAAACACTTCATGGGTTCGACTCGGACGCTATGAGTCGGAACCGATTTACGGCTAGTGCCTTGCGCAAACTCAGCAAGCACAAGCAGGAGCTCATTGTGCAGTTGATGTGCACGTCGTACGGCATGCCTAGCTTTAAGGACATCAAAGATGTGCCGGAGTTCGTCAAGTCAGTAACGACTGAGGGCATTGTCGATTGTCTGGACCTCTGGATTGACAACTACTTCGGTTGCGTGCCCGGCGGTTACGAAGAGGTGTTGATGGAAATCATCATCCGTAAATTTCGTCGTCCAGTTGAGGTCGCGATTAACGATTCAATTCGGAGGTTGAACATCGCCTTTTTGAACGGTCTGTCATATACGCCAGAGCCGTACGTGTTGGTGGAACCGTCATACGAGCACGAGGTGCAGATGGTCATTGTTGATTCCAAAATCGGGATCCAGTACTACTCGGACATGTGCAAACCGTGGAACTTCAAGTTTGTGACGCTAGCCGAATTGGCCGAGCATATTGAGTGCATCTCGGATACGTTACTTCGTCGGTATGAGCTTTTCGACGTCGCGGCACAGCACGCAATCAAGCTCTAATTCTAACCGTGTCGCTCCGGCGGCACGGTCCCTTTCGCAGCAATCTCCAGTGTTGCTGCAACCCATAGCCTGCCAACTTCTGTCAGGTTAGGGTCAAACTCCCAGCTGGAAGGGTCAGTCTTCTCTTGTTTATGAATACCTCAGGCACAAACCAGGTTCAAACAAACATCACCCAATCCGCACCGGTTACGCCGCTCCCGCGGTGGCCGCACGACTTCCAGCTCTACTGGACGTTCAACTGCGGATTCTTCAGCGGTGAATTCCTAGTTAAAATTGAGGATTATGGCTTCAACATCCTCGAAGTCGCAGCCTACATCCGTCCCAGCGAACAAGGCTCCGTCCGTAACACCCTTCAAGGTAGCCGCATCGTTCGTCGGCAGCCCCAACACGAGCTCGCGCACTATCGCATCATGCAGTTCTCCTACAATGCCATCAACGGCGTGTTCTTCCGCCTCTGCGATGTCTTCGGTAGCGCGCAGACCGTCTGGCGACCGTTTGACGAGGTGGCCAACAAACTCAGCTCACTCATCCCGGAAGCCCGCACGGCGGTGCGTAACCTCGTGATGCTACCCACGGTGCAGATCACGGAACGCACGCCCGAACAGATCGCCGACACCAAGGCCGCGTGGCTCGCCGCCGCGGCCGAGGAAGAACGCATGCGCAAGCAGATCCAGGCCGAGAAGTCCGTGGTATGCGCTAAACAGCATAAACCGGAAGTATTGCCTATACCGCATAAACCGGCCTACGTCTATCCGGGGCGCGTGTTCGGTAAGAACTCCCCCTCCGTGGAGGCCAAGCCTTACATCAAGCGGCCGGCCAAACCGGCGGTGAAGATGCTCAAGGTGAATCTGCGTCAGGTGCCGTCGCGCCTGCCGGAAGATTCGGACGGCTCGGATTCCACCTGGCGTTGTATCGCCAGCGTCTCGGACATCTGGTATGGCCTCAGCCACCAGAAGGCAGCACAAGCTGCGGCACGGTCACGCCAGCAGCAGAAACATCGCAAGCCCGTTTACCATAACAGTCGGGCGATCGGTTACACCGCTCCGACTGAAGCGGTTCACATGATCTTGACTCCGGTCAAGAAAGTCCACGCACCTTACGCCGCGCCGGTCGCCGCGTAACCTTTGTCTCTGGTTCGTCACAATTCTTTTGTGGCCCCCGTGCCCAGCGTTCGCGCTGGTCGCGGGGGCCTTTCCACTTTCTGTTCTCTATCAACTATGCGTATTTTTGAATCTTGGTGTTATTTACCGTTGGTACTCGTTATGGCCGTCACTCCGAACTGGACGGGTATGTACGGTATGCACTTCGTGCTGTTCACTGACGTAATTACGCCGGCAATGTATATTACATGGCTGCTACTTGAGGCCTATTTAACTATTCAGATCGATGAGTTCAAACGACAGGATGCGCTAACGCAGCAACGGTACTCGAATGCCATAGGTAAATTACGCGAGTATAAATGACATGAAACAGCCCTCCCTGAAGCTACAACGCCGTACGTCACGACGCATTGATCGTACGCCGGTCGACCTATCACGAGCTGACTTCGGACCCGAAGATGGGTTCAATTTCCGCTTGCCAATTCAGCAGCGCCCAGTCGGCGGATTCGCCTGGCGCTACGGTCGTCCAGGAAACCGGCTGACCGTGGGTAAAATGCTGAACGGTTCGGACTTGCGGAGCACCGCCTCGGCTGTTACTCATGTTCAGCAAAGCAACATTGTATATGAAGACTGCCGACGCGCTGATCGAGGAAACGGAGATTGAACACAAGGGCAAATCCGTCGACGGAGTGACCCTAACCTGCGGTGACTGCGACGCCGTCGTCGAGACCACCGGTTACGACACCCCAGAGAACCGAGCCGTGCTACAAACACGGCTTTGTCATGCCTGCCCAGAGAAGCGGTGTACACGGTTCAAAATCTGTGAATGATGTGGTTCTTCTATGCATTCCTGGCCTCTGTCCTCTGGGGCATCGCCTACGTGTTCGGTGGTCGGCTGCTCCAAAGCATCCACGTTCAAACCCTGCTCCTCCTTGAGCTCGGCATCGGCACCCTCACCTTCCTCATCTGGTCCCTTCACAAACACACCCTCGGAACGGACATCACTACCGTACTGAAGGACGGTACGCTCAGTAAACAGCTCGTCCTCAGCATCGTCTCCTTCAACGTGGCTAACCTGTTGATAATCCTGTCTGTACGGGAGAAAAACGCAGTGTTGGCCAGCGTCCTCGAAGTGTCATACCCGTTGTTCGTCGTGCTGTTCTCGTGGCTATTCTTTCGGGAGAGCCATATGAACTTACGCACGGCCGCCGGCGGGCTGATGATCTTGGCTGGTGTGTTCATCGTTTATTGGAACAATCGTTAGTGGTTGCGCTGGTTGTCTCGGTTGGTAAACTCAAAATGCATGCTCAAATTTATTCTATTACTGTGCGTTCTGATCTTGCCGGCCTCCGTGTCGGGCATGGATCGGCAGCACAGCCTCTCCCTCGTTGAGTCCGGTGATAACGACCGGTGTATCGGTACGCACCGTGAAATTTCACGCTATCAATTATTACAAACAGAATGGCACCGTTTCGCTCAGCCGGGTGAAAGCTGGCTAAAGGCCAGTGACGCTTGGCAGGTCACACAGCGCCGCTCCCAGTTCTATCGGGATCTGTTCGTTGCCCGGTACCATCGGGAACCGACGGACTTCGAGTTCTACGTACTACATAATGCCCCTGCTTATCTGGTGTACCGGCCGATTGGTACGCGGATTAGTGAGACCGTGATGCACAGAGCGTCTCGGTTCGTAAACCTCCTACACAGCGATGACAACCATGTCCAAACTGATGTCGTTAAACTCAATCCCGTACGCGTGGGATTACAGCATTCCGTGTGGTTCCCTACCGTCTTCTCCCCGCCCTACGGACCCGCCACGGGTGGAAGATGAGTTCCCGGTGTTGGCGAAACATCTGGAGCTGATAGCTAAAAAAGAGCATCCGTTGATCAAGGCGCTGGACACGACTGACAAGGTCACCACGTACATCTTCCATAAACGTGCTCCGGATGGACGGAATTATGGTAAACGGGTGCCGCGCTGGGGCAGCACCACGGAGCGGAATGCGCCCTGCCCTTGTGGCTCGGAACGTAAATTCAAGGTTTGCTGCGGTCGGTGATTTGCGATAGGCTGCTGGCATGTTCAAAGTCAGCCACGTGTACAACCAGCAGAGCCTGAAAGAGGCACGGGACATTATGGAACGTATCCGGGCCGAAGAACCAAAGTATTGGCCCCACGGGCTCAGCGCGGATCACTTCGACGGCGGCTGCTACCTCATTCGGGAAAAGCAATCGTCCGTGCCGGTCGGCTTCACCGGTTTCCAGACCCGCATCGAGAAGGAAGCTGGCGTCCCAAAACGCGTCGGGTATTACAGTATCGGCATCCTCCCGGAGTACCGCAAATCCGGGTTTGCCAAGCAGGCGGTTAGTCGGCTCCTTGAAATGAAGGCTGCCACGGTCCATCGGATGAAAGCCATGATCGTCGAAGGGAACGCCCCGTCAATGGCCCTGGCCGAGTCGCTACACGTGCCAGCAGTCATCAAGCGCGCCTCGGTGTACTTACGGATTGTCTGATTCAAACCTCAACTTCACTTATAGCCGCCCCACTCGGGCGGCTTTTTCATTTATGGCAATAATCAAAGAACCACAATCACTGGCCTGTCAGCCCGACTCGGAAGAAGGTTTGGTATTCTTCACGCACTTCGACTGCTGGAACACCACCAGTAACCCGGACGAAAGCAATAACGACAACTGGTGGGCTTGGGACGACGGCGCGGCGGTCAATCAGGTGTGGTTGCTGATGCGCGACGCGTGGGCACTGACCGACGATGAGGAGTACATGATGTTTGCCCCGCAGTATCTGGCAATGGGGCAAGTGCCGTGGTTTGCGGAGTTGGAAAAGATGTTCATTGCATCGGGATATCATGTGTACAACTCGGATACTTTTTTCGAGGTGTACGACCCGAAAGTGGCGGATGTGGATGATGAGGCGCAAGAGACGCATGAAGTTGATTGCGATTGTCATAATTGCAGAGTGATGGAAAAGGCCGACAAATGATCTCAAAATCTGAATTAATGCGGTGGCTGAAGACCCTGACAGATACACCATTTGTAGCCATCGACGAAGGTGGGCTGCAGTTGCATGGTGTTGGACAGAACGAGGAGCCTACTGGGGCATACCTAGAAATTGGTGGTTTCCCGGATGAGTCTGTTGAGTGCACCACCTGCACGGCGCGGGTGCATCGCGACGACCCGTACTTTGCCACGCCGTGCGGCACCTACTGCTCGGATTGCATGCGCGCTGAACACGCCAAGACCTGTGACATCTGTGCCCATGAGTTTAACCTGCGTAAGACTGAAGCATGTACGTGATCCAAAATACGGACACTGATGCACTGCTAGGTGTCGATCCTGGGCATCGAGGTTACACCTACACACACGACGTGCGTAAGGCGAAGATATTCTCTACGTCGGAGCAGGCACGTAATTACGGTATCTGCACTAACGAACGGGTCGTCTCGGTACAGGAATTACTACATACTGAATATGCAAGCTGAATTCGTTCCCTTCACGGAAGATTTCGATTACGACAAAGAGTTTTATGATGTCCAGTTCCCATCCGGGGAGCTCGTCATGCACTGCTGGCCCAACGCCGGCAAGATGAACGGCACCGGCGACATCCAGGGTAGCTGGGGTCCGAACGACAACATCAAGGTTCGGCTGTCTGACATTGAGGTCGATGGCCACCCGCGACAGAAGGTGGTGGTACTCGGCACCGGGCACCAGGATCAGCAGTTTCGTGAGTCCATAATCAAAGCGGTACACGAAGCAGGCAAGCCACAGCCGCTTATCGTGGTCGACACGGACAAGCGGGAGATCAGGCGGAGCGACACGGTGTTGGTCGTGGATGACGAGCCTGACTTGTCGGTCATAGAACGTACTGCTCGCTACGGAGACAGATACCACAGTGGCGGTAAGTCTAATATGGTGGCGTCCATGCTTGCGGCAGCCAGTGTTTTAGGTGGTGGTTGGCCCTTGCCATTCGGACGCCGGGCTCCCGATTATCATACCCCTCGACATCTGTTAACGCCTGAATTAGAAAGTGCCAATGCGAAAATCGCTAAGGCTTCGGAAAATGCTGGATCAATTCGTTATGCCAAATCTCAAGAAAAGGCCGCGCGTAAAGCGGCTCGAAAAAGCCAAGCCCGTTAAGGGTTGGAGTTACTCGCCGTATCGTGCCATGTTGCGTTTTAATGGCAAGAACTTCGCCATTGTTACGCCTGACGGTCGGAATGCCCTGTCTGAAGGTGATGCTGAAATACTCGTCGATAATCTGAACAGCGGTAGCCGTTTGAAAGCTGCTGTTGAATGGGCACTCGGTATGCGTGGTAGTTTTAAGCCCAGGGAAGAAGGTCAACCTCCATACTGGTGGCGCACTGAGTTGCGTTGTCGTTGTCTGAACCATGTCGAAGACTAAATACACCGCGATATTGGATGAGCACGAGGACTCCTGCAATCTTGACTGCGGTTGCAGGATGTACCGCCCGTTTCTGGACAGCGGCGAGCCGGCTGTAGTGGCCATCAAGTTCTGCCCGGCGCATGACGCGGTTGGCAAAGCCAAACCGAAGTTTGATCTGGAAGACCTCGCGTTACGCTTGGCCCTGGACACATATCTTGCCACGTGGTCGGGCAAGAATCCTGACACGTTGTGGAATAAATTGCAGGAGGGCAAATTACCAAAAGGCGTGGTGATCTGGGCGCCGTTTGAAAACAAGTGTGTCTCGGAACTGGCCGAAGACATTGATTCTCTGGCCTATCACGTTCGTACGCTGCTTGAAAAAGTAACAGTATCATGATAAAACAAAAGTTTATCGTGGAGATGAAGTTCTTGTCAGGTTGGGCCGATGCGGAGTGGATGGAGACTGACGACGACGGTGTGGAGCGACCTCTGTTGTTCAACACCAAGGCGGAAGCACATGATGAGATTACTGACCATGTTCAGGAAACTAAGCGTGCGGCCAAATCAGGTTTCATGGCTGACAGCTACAAGGTGTCTGACTTCCGAGTCGTGCCTTACGTACCGAAAACCAAATGAGATTACTTACACGAAAATCCGAGGGTGTGGTGTTGGAAGGCGGCGATCCGCTGCAGACGACGGAGAAACATTACGCTTCCACGACGCTGTCCGAACTGGACTTAGCACGACTGCGTCACGCTGAGTTCTACTCCGTCATGGATCGCCGGCCGGATGCGGATGGCAAAGGTGGGCGTGAATATCAAGGAGGGGAAGTCTGGAAGTTGGATCTTGGCGCAGAGCTAAATCATCTGTTGTATCTGGCAGACGAATTGGCCCGAACGGCTACGTCTATCTACAACGATGACTTGTTGAATGGTGATATGGCTAAGGTGCTGCGGTCAGTTGTGGATCGCGTGGTTGAGTTTGAAGAACTGGACTGGGACCAAACAACATATGCAATTTAGCCAATTAACCGATACGCAGCAGAACGAGGTGCTGGAGATGGCATACTTTGTTGTGCAGTGTCCAGAGTTGCTCAAGAAGTTCGGTGAGTACGCAGATATTAGTGACGAGCACCTGAACGACTTGGCCGTGGCGGTACGGCGTCAGGTGAATGGACTAAACGCCGAGGTCGTTCCGGAAACGGCCACAGAGCTTTTGGCTGGAGGATTCAGATTCAAGGTGCTGGTCGACGGCGTGTTTTCGTCGCGGTTCAAGACAAAGCGTCGCGCCCAGGACTATGCTAAATTCCTAATGGGTGACCGCACACGCGTGGTCAAAGCGGGAGACTAAATTATGAGCATGCAAACTTACGCAGCATCAGACTGGCTGGTGTCACTCACGCAACTGAAAGCAGCCTTGCACAAACGGGTTAATGACCAGGGTGCGATAACCCTCTTATCCAGACTTGAAGATCCAGACCTGGATATTACCGAGAGTCTCGACGACATTGAAACTTGGGTGAATGACTGGCTGGTGTCAAAGGGCATGCCTTTAACTGACAGGCCGTTTATCTCGACTGACACGGAAGCCCCGGAGTTAGAGGAAGGCGAGTTGTACTTCAGTTTCGGCTTTGCTGATTTGTTTACAAAGACCGAGACGGCCGAGCACAAGGCACTGCTGGCAGCGTCGATCGTTCCGGAGTTCAATCGCTGGACCATCTGGGGCTAATGCACATTCGCTATCCCACGTTCATGCCAGGCATGTTCGTACGGATGAACCCGCGCCTGAATCCCACACGCAGGGACCGCAACGGCAAGGACGGGTTCGTCCATAAGGATCTGGGCCAGGATGTGGTCCTATCGTTCGGCGCGGATCGGTTCATGAATCATCAAGGCATTCCGGCGTCATTGCCGGAATGCTGGGCCAAATCAGACACACAATTGGAATCACTCGGTTTTGTTTAAACTATGACTGCATCCTCCTGTCAATTCGCTGAGCTCAAAAATCCGTTCCTCCTCCAGCCCCGGCACAAGTGGTTCTCGGCCGAGTCGCCCGAAGCCGAAGATTGGTTCGGGCCCCACGACTCCATCGGTGAGGCCGCCGACGAGTGTGCGGAAAGCATCGTCGGTAGTCTGGATCCACGTGCCTCGTTCGTCGGGGTGTTCGTGACACAAGGGCGTAAGGTGACGAAGCTGGAGCGTAAGGAATGGGGTGCTGAACATGAGTATCAGGTGGTACCGGAACTGGCGTTCCGGGTTAGTGTGAAGCGAGCCTTGATTGCGCCGCTCTATTCCTGCACGGTGTCAACTGCGGCGCTCGACGCCCAAATTCCAAAACTCAATGCGGTGCCCTGAGTGTTCAACCACAGACGTACGACTTGAGTCTTTCAAAGGTTATCCAGGCTACATCTGTCGAAACGGTCATTGGAGCTACATTGCGTCCATGAAGAAAGACGAGATAATCCCACCACGCCAGATGTGGGGCTGCGGCCATTGTTCCCGGACGTTCACGTCATTTATTGCCGCAGACACCTGCTGTAACCCGAAACCTATGAATCCCCCATGAAAACTGAAAAACACGATTGCGGACGTCACGCCTGCAATCTGCACAACCCCTACAACCCGGACACAGGGCCTGCTAGCATCTTCTGGCTGGTCATGGCTTTCCTGTTGATCATCGGTATGGTAGTGCTGCTGATCGGCTCGGCGCTGTGGCTGGCCCTGGAACGCGGAGCCTGACATGCGCTACATATTTGTAAGGCTGGAGATTCGAGTCGTGGAGCGCGAATTCTTTAGTGATTGTCTACACCCCGTCAGTAGCCCTGTGTCCAAGGAGGAGTTTGCTGACGAGTGTGCCCGAACCTTCTACGGTGGCTCCCATGACCCGGCGGACGGCGGGTACTACTTCGACGGCGGGGAGGTGCACGTCTCGGTGCATCGTGTCGACGAAGTGACCGAGGCGGACGCCGCGGTACTGTCTCGGTACATCTGAACGGAAAGCGTTTGACATCGTACAAACATGTGCGATGTTATGCCATGAATGAATTCCTGATACTTCGCGCTGTGCAAGACGGATTTCATTCGCTAACTCAACAACTAAACATTCAGCATCAAAAAGTTATGACCGCCCTCGATCACCTCAATTCATCCATTGCCAACCTCAACGCCGAACTGGCCGTTGTGGAGACCGCTGTGCCGGCCCTCCGTACACAGATCACCGCCCTCCAGGCCCAACTCGCCGCGGCGTCAACCCCGACCGGTGTTGACCCGACAGCCATCGACGCCATCGCCACCGCGCTGGACGCCCAAGTCACCACCCTCGAAACGCTGGTGCCGCCGTCGGCCCCTGTCGTCGCGCCGGCCGCCACGGTGACCGCCACCACTCCTGCGGCCTAAGCCGGCTTACGGGTAGCAATCAACCTCCGAGTAGCAATCAACCTCCGAGACGCGCAATCGTCTCGGAGGTTTTTGCTTGTTCCGCGGCAGGTGTGAATCTATGCTTCCTGAGTCATGACATCCCGTATCTCGCATGCTCTGGACATACCTTTCAGCCGACTCGCTGCATTTGGCGCCGGCGGATTAGGTCTCAGCTTGTTAGAAAACAAGTATGTGGGTAATAATTTGCCGCCGGAACTGAAGACCGTCAATAGCGGTATTGGCCTCGGCACTGGTATCATGTTGGCCTCTCGGGACCCAGCCATGCAGACTGCAGCCTTGGGATCCATTCCGTTGAAAGAAACAGCCCTCTTCGCAGTTGGAGGTATGGACCGCTTTCGCCGACAACAGCAAGCGTTGACCGATACGAACCTGCAGACGGCCAAGACCAATCTCGCGACCGCGACGACCGAGGGGCACCAAGCCGCTGGCAAGCGCCTCACCGAGTTGGCCTTCCTCATCCCGGCAATGGCCGCCGGCGGTGCGCTCGGCTACGGTGCGTACGACCAGTGGAAGAAGCGCCATCACAAACCGTCCAAATTTCAGACACTCGGTACCAGCGGCGTCCGCTCGCCCAGTCAGCGTGTCCGTATCGATTTACCCCCATCTGCCCTACCGGCTTCGTTCTACAAGGCCCTGGGTGGCGCCGAGGTGAGTCCGAAGGGCTTCGCGCAGCTGCAGTCCAAGAACGCGTCGACCTACCTCGCCGTGAAGAAAGCGACCGCCGGCTGGTCATCCAATTTCCAATCTGCCCACCCGTCGTTGCGCCTGTTGAACGGCGAGCAGCAACAGGATCAGCATCCGATGCTTAACCTGGCCAAGGATATGGTCTGGCAGTCATCCGGCATCCCGGCGCTACACAATGCTTGGCGAGACGCCGGTAGTGCGGCTAGCAGCCTCCAGGATGACAATTACGATCAAGCGAAGCGGTACGGCGTGGCTGGTGTCGGTAACGCAGCCTTGGGCGCTTTGGCGCTCCGCTTCGGCGGTGCCAACGTACTAGCCAAACTTTTCGGTCGGGCACGTCTGAGCGGTGTCATTCGGAACTCCATGGCGGGCACGAGCAAGCAGCTATCGGAGATGCCTACGTTTGCGCGTATTTTGAACAAGTGGGGTTTGGGTCATGAGATGGGACCGATGCACTTGAGTCCGCAGGCACCGAACGCGGTGGGCTTGGCTCGCGCTGAGGATGGCTACATTTCTGGAGCTAATCGGTTTGCACATCGTTCCGCGATTGCTGCAGCAAATCCGGAATCGATCAATTCCAAGACTTTCAACCGTGACCCGCTGCGTCGGGCACTGGACATGTCCGGGCGCTACGACCCGCAGAAGTACGACTATGCGCGGCCGACGTCCACGAATCCCCTTTTCCGCAAATTTCTGTCTGCCGGTAATCCGGCGGACGGTCCGCGCACTCTGCCTGGTCATTTGCTGGCCTTGCCGCAGTACGGTGCGAATCGGCTGTTCAACGCCGGCTACGCTGCCAAGCAGTTCGTCAAACGCCATCCTGTGGCGGTCGGCTGGACTGCGCTCCCTGCTGTTGGCGGTATTGGCACGGTGGCAGACGACATGCAGCATGACCAGGACGCGTCCAAGCCGCGTCCGTGGGTGCCAGACCTGTCATCCCCGCCGCCTGCGTCCACGAACTATATGCCGGCGTCATCCATTGCGGGCAATCTTCTCGGAGCGTTCGGTAGCGGCAGTCCAATGTCGCCGTTACAGAATCAATTCGTTCACTGACTATGAAGACCCTAATTCTCTGGTGCTGGCTTTTGCTGCTGGCACTTTGCACCTTCGCGGACACCACCAACATGACGCCTGACGGTTATATCGTGGTGTACAACCCAGTGACGAAGCAGTACCAACTGCAGTCGAACAACATTGGGCCGTTCCATAATCCCGGAGTAGGTACGACAGTGACTTATACGCGCACGAATTACGCTCCGGTTAGCATCAGCACGAACTGGTCTTACTCTGCTATCGACGTTGATGGCGTCGTTGCTTTGCCTGTGACTACCAACTTTTTGTCATTGAACGCATGTAGCGTCAGTGTAGTCAGCGCAACGATTTTTGATGTCGATTTGGGTACGAACGGCGATCGTGGAAGCATCAGTGTTGATACTACCGGGACAAACGTCCTATGGCAGCCGACTACTGACTTGTCGACGAACTACGCCCAGGTGGTTGTCACGGATTGTGTCGGTTATCGCACGACCAATACGGTCTCTTTGTTTGCCGTTGTTCCGCATCCGCCAATTGCGGATGCACCGACATCTGTACACCTGACGTCCGGTGCGTTCTGGTCAACGTATATCGTGCCTATTTATTTCGACCCAGCAGATAGGTCTTTGCAACTCAACACTGTAAGTACCAACGGTGATGTTTCTACCATACCGTCGCCTTCGTTTGGCGGTTATACTTTGGAAGTCGACAGTACGCCGGGGTTTGTTGGTACCAACAATGTGCAACTCCTGTGGAGCAGTGTGGCAAACATGGTATCTACTGGTCTGGTCACGGTCATTACCACGAACTGGCCGCCCTCCGTTATTGCAACAAATGTTAGCATACTGGAGAACACAAGTTTTACGGTACGTCCACTGATACTCGCCACGGTCAACAATGGTGGTGGCTACCTCACCATCACAAATGCCAGCGTCGCATCCGGTACATTGACATTCACAACCAACCTGTTGACGTTCCTGCCGCCTACAAACACACTCGGTACGTTCAACCTGCACTACACGGTGTCGGACAATGTGGCGGGTACCAACGCCGGCGGGCTGGTGGTCGTGACGGTAACCAACGCTCCAGTGCTGGCTCCGAACTTCGCGCTTACCGTGGCGGACATGTCTACCAATACGGTTAACGTTCTGACGAACGGTGGCGGTGCCAATTTAATATCCGTATCGGGCTTCCCGGGTGTCTCGGTAGTTGGCACAAATATGCTGCTAGTCTGTACGAACAACTACGGCTTGTTTACCATCGCATACGTGGTCAGTGATACGGCCGGCAACACGGCCAACGGTAACATATCGGTTTTCGCCACGAACTTACCACCGGTGGCCGGGGCAGTGACAAACCTGGTCGGCATTAACATGGTCTCGGTGTTCCCGCTGTTGAGCAATGCCACCGATCCGGAAGGCCACGCGTTGACTATTGTCACTAACGCGACATTGACTGTACTGAATGCGCTGTCGGCTTATGCAGGCTTCAGCGTCATAGGAACTAATTTGCAAGTCGTAGTATCAAGTCATGTCGGCACGAATGCTGCCAACTACACCGTGGCGGACAGTTTCGGCGCCACCAATAGGGCGACGTATTGGTTGTGCATTACGGACATGCCGCCGCTGGCGCACAACGACAGCTATCTATCATTGGAAAATTCTACGAATCTGTTCTCGCCGTTGGCCAACGATGTGCTGATGAACCCCAACGGTACGCTCACGCTGGCCTCAATTGCCGCCACTAACTGTACGGCGACCATCGCTGGTAATAACGTTACGTTCTTGCCTACCACCAACTTCATCGGAACGGCCACCATCGGCTATGCGGTGAACGATGGTTACGGCGGCACGGCCGCGGCGCTTGTCTCGGTGCTGGTAACCAACAGCCCACCGACTGCGACGGTTTCAACGAATGGCATGACTGAGAATTCGTCTACGCTGCTGAATGCGACGACTAACATCACCATCAATACACCAGGCGGCACCAACAAGTTAACGACGGCGTCTAGCTCACACGGGGCAGCGTACGTTGCGGGTACCAACATCAATTTCACGCCGGCCAACAACTACGTCGGCACTACTACCGTGACTTACGCTTACTGTGATGGTATTGGCAGCGTTACCAACAACTCCTACGTCTGGGTGTTGGTCACTAACAATCCTCCCACGGTTGTGTCAGCAAACTACAGTATGGCGGCCAACACCACCGGCTATTTCGGTGTGCTGACCAATGCCACGGTGCACACGACCGGCGGAACGTTATCGCTTGTATCAGCAGTGCCCAACACCGGCTCCGCCGTGGTCAGTGGTACCAACATTGTATTCACTCCCACGTCAGGATTTACCGGAACGGTCGGGATACAGTACACGGTCTCCGACAACATTGGCGGGATTAACACGTCCGGCTTCATTTCGGTCTCGGTTACCAACGTTGTGGATAACACGCTACGCTTTTTAAGCATAACGCCCGGTTTCGTAGGTGTGCCGGCCTTTGCTCCGTCTTTTGTGGTGACTGGGACAGGCTTCTCCACGTTGACTGCGGCAATTGCTGCACATGAATTCTGGCTGATTGCAGACAACGGTCAGGGCTATTCTTACCAAGGCTATGCCATCTACGGGTTGCAAGATGCGAATTCCTTCCTTCAAGGATTCTATGAGAGTTCAGCTTTTGAGCCGCCTGGCACATTCGAGATCTATGCTACCTTGGACGGCGGTGCCACGCGCATTGACACTGGGTTGTCAGTGACGTCAGCGTACGCATCTGATCTAGTAAGTGTATTGACAAGCAACATTGGTCCCGATGGCGGTCACGCCTCGGCTAGTGGCGGCACTGCCTTTTATGCCTTTGACACCTCGGCGCAGCAATGGACTTTTGCACCGACATATATCCCTTATACTGGTTGGGTCCAATACATATTTCCACAGCCACACTCTTTTATCTCGGTCAATACGACGCTGGTATTAACCAGCGTAGGCACTGGTACTGTGACAATTTCTGGATCAAATGATGATACTACGTTTGTTCAACTGGCCCCACCCCAAACAGCCAGCGGTGGCAATACCGACATGACGTTCACTGTCACCAATACGGCTTACTATAATCAAATTCATCTTTCGATTACACAGACTGGCAGTACAAGCCGCACCGGCTTGTCCACAACTACAGTAACTGGTTATTAATGCAAAAAATCAAATTGACGGTCGGAATCACTTCTTGGCACAACAGACGGACGGTAGTCGACAACATCAATAGCATCTTCAAGTCCCGAGACTTGGACTTCGAAGTTCTGGTTTACGACCAGGCAACTCAACACGGCTTCCCCGACCCGCTCGCCGAACTGTCCGTCCTGGCTCCCCGCGTCGTTGTCAAATGGTCACAGACCAACACCGGACAGTCCGTGTCACGCAATTGGATCATGGATAACGCCAAGGGCGAATTCCTCCTGTTCCTCGACGCCGACATCACTCTCATTCCCGGCTCGGTAGACGCTATGCTTGCATACATGGAACGGTGTCCCGGGCTGCTGGGTATTCACTACGACGTCCGGTCGGACACTCCCAATCAGGAAACGTCGACACCCTCAGAGTGCGGCATTACCGACGCGGACATGGAAGAGCAGCGCTTGCTGATGTTCCATTACGCCATGTACCGCACGGACATGATCCGGAAGTTCCGGCTACCCGTGTTCCCGCCGTTCGATGGGCCGGGCTGGGGTGTGGAGGAGGATGTGGCGCACTTGCACGATCCGTTGGCAACGACTCGGATGATTAAATATCGGAAGTTCTGGCACCACCAAGAGGGGAGGTCGCACAACTTCCTGAAGGCTCAGATGGTACGGTCTCGGGCGTTGCGCTGGATCAAGTGGTGTATTTTGAAGCAGCAGGATCAGGCTTTGACTCAGTCGCAGTTGGATTCGGCCTGCGCTCAGGGTTACATCTTGAACGGTCTCAAGTTGGTGGAGAACAAGCAGAAGAACTTCATCAGCATTGCAACTCGGGAGATGTTCTACGAGTTCTTCCCGATGGCAACAAATGACCATTTGGCCAACACGGTGCTACTGTTCGAATATGAGAAGGCCACGGCGCGGGAAGTTTATGGCTCAGACGCTTACGTACGCTTCGAAACTTTGCCGACGTCAGCAAGTCCGCTCTGGCTGTTGGCCTGCATGCCGAGTCACGAGAATACAATGGACCGGTTCGAATGGGTCACCAATGCCAAAGCTGACCAGTTCACCACATTTCCAAGCATCTTCGAATATCGCAAGTGGTTGTCCGGGCTGAAGGCCGTCTCGGTGCAGACCAGGTCAATCTGGATGCATCTGATCAACGCCCTCATCGGCATGCCTACCATGTTGGAGCAGGGTCTACTAGCAGGTGAGGAAACGGAACTGCTCCAGGAACTCGGCCTGAAGCCGAAGATGAACTACAACGACTGTCAGGCATTTCGGCAACTGCATCAGCAGGCTTGCCTCAACCGCGTGATTGTCCCAATGGTCAACACGCTCCTCAAATACACATAATGGATAAAAACTCGGAACGCATCCTGGTGTCACTCTGCGACGCTGGACTAGCGAATCGGATGAACGCGATTGCAGGGGCCGTCATCATCTCTGATCAGACTGGGCGTAAGTTGCACGTGTACTGGCCTTTGAATCGGTTCGTGGGCGCCACGGCGACCAGTTTGTTCGACTGGCCCCACAGCATTGTGCTGTTTAGTGACTACAACGTCTCGGATACGATGCGAGCCATGCTGGCCACGCGCAACCGCGTCAAGTTCTACAACTGCGGTGTGGACGAGACGGCCACGAACGATTGGCGCATGGTGTTGCCGCATGACGATGAGGAGATCGTTTGTATCAAAAGCTGGTACACGCCGGCCGTGTTCCCGCAAGACAGCGAACAGACGGAACGGGCACGGGTTGCTTTACGCATGCGGGGACTGTTCAAACCATCGGCGCCCCTCAATTCGTTGATTGAGGCCCGATGGAAGAACCTGTCCGAACGTGCCGCGGCTAGGCCCGTGGTGGGCGTCCATATCCGCTACGGCGACCGCAAGCCAGGTTCGTTCACCGAGTGGGATCCAAAGACCGTGGATGCCTATTCCCGCTCCACACTGGAGGACTTCTACAAGATGATGGATCTGACCCTGTCCATCCGGCCAGACACCATGTTTTATCTGGCATCCTACAACCCGGATATTACAACTCAGGTGTTGGCCAAGTACGGTACGGATCGGATATTCACCGTGACGCCCGGACCGGGTCGGAACACGCCGACCGGCATGATGAGCGACGCGTCGGAATTGCTCACGCTTGGATCGTTCAGCAAGTTCGTGATCGGCACGGATTGGAGCCAGTTCAGCACGGTTGCGGCCGAGTACGGCAAGTGTCCGTTCATCGAGGCCAGCAACCACCACGAAGCCCTCAAAACCAGAATCAAATGGTGGATGTCAAAACCCTAACCCCCGTGCAGCTCCGTCGACGGGTCAAGCAGCTTGAGCGCTGCCTGACAGACGTAGACCGATGGCTTGGTGACCGTTACAACGATCACCGGAGTTGCGGCACGGACAAGCCGTGGCACGAGGAGTTTGTTCTGTTGGGTCAGATCATGCGGCGGGTCAGCCGAACGCTTCGGCATTAGGGAGTTGCGTCGGCTAGGGGTTTCGGGTAGGGTTTGGGTGTCGCCCCTATGTGCCTGGGCGTGGCATGTTTGAAACTCTGACACAACATTATGGATCTGCAAGATTGGCTGTTTTACTGTACGCAAAGTCCTATCGCAGCCAAGCTGTGCGGGTGGGGGTTGCTCTGCTATGGGGCTTGGTCATACTTCGTGCGGCCTGGCGTCAAACGGCTAATCAGCATGGTGCAGTCCAGCCAACACATGAGCGAAGTGCTGCCGGTGTTGGTCAACATGGCAGACCAGTTCAAACCAAATGGTGGCAACAGCTTACGAGACGTCGTCGACCGTATCAGCCAGAATCAGATCATCAACACGCTCCGGCACCGTACCATCTGTGCGCATCTGGATCTCGCCACGTTTGAGGCTGATGCCAAAGGCAAGTACACTTTCGTGTCTCGGCCTTGGTGTAACTTCACAAATATGGTGCCGAGTCAGGCTTTAGGTGACGGTTGGATTGCCAGCGTGCATCCTGACGATCGCGACAAGGTCGTGGCCGAATGGCAGCACGCCATTGAGGACAACCGTGAGTTCTATGCCGTGTACCGCGTCCTCACATTCGGTCAGGGCGGTATTGTAAGACTGGCAAGCCGGGCATTCCCAGCTGTGGGTTCGACGGCAGACAAATTGGTCGGTTTTGTCGGTGTAACCACGATTGCTGTATGATCACTGAACTTGTCACCGAGGTCGTTCCTGAATTAGCCAAGAAACACGGACGGTGGGCGGCTTGGGCCGGCACCGTCGGCTCGGTTCTCGTCCTCGGCATCAACGCCTACAACGAACGTGAGGCGCAAGCCGTGCAGACCAAGAACAGTGAGACCCGTACCGCGCTGCTCCAGGCCCAATCGGAACAGATCCAGGCCCTGAATAATGCGATGAACGATCTGAAGGAACAAGTAGGTGAGCTTCGCGGCAGCATGGGTATCTTCACGACGCGGAGCACAATGCCTTCGGTGTCTGCTAGGTGGTCACATCCGACGGTCGCGCCGGTCAACGCTATACAGACAAATGCAGTGAAAGTTGCAGCCCTACTTGAGGAGTTGCAGAAAAAGTAAATCTCAGTTTCATTTCAACATACCCACCCTTGTGGCGGGTTTTTTCATTTATGGCTGAACCCATTATCTTAACGAACTGTGGTAATTACGAAGAAGACCCGCACATCTGCGATGACGTTGGTGAAACTAAAGGTCAGTGTGCTAACTGTGGGGCCAAATGGTACGAACACAACCTTGGATTGCTGTTCGGCTCGGACCTGGAATATGCCCGTCAAATACAGGCATTACGCGGAACAAAATGATTACAAAAACCTTTGATGTGACACGTTCGGTAGTCGTCACGGTCGACGAGTCCAAATTCACCCCGGAGTTCCTGCACAACTTCAGCGAGCACTTCCACTCGGTCAATGGCGTCGCAGGACATTTGGAATACCTAGCCGAGTGCATCGCCGGCGGCTTCATCCGGCGTCGGGATGATTTTCTCGAAGGCTATGGTCACCTCGATCAGTTCGGACTGAAGTTCGAAATTGAATATACCAGCGTCGATGAACGCGAAGATTGAGGCTCTAGGCCTCAGTTGGCCATTCACCCGTCGTCTCGTCCCAGCCGACGTACAGCTCGCCATCCATCACGTCCATGCGCCCTGGGCTGACCTCGTCTGGTTAGATCCTAAACGCAATCTGTGGGTGTACATATCCACGCTCCCCATCAACGAAGTTCAACCATGCTCTTACAATACCTCGGACTCGCCTGTCTGGCCTTTGCCCAAAACGTCGCATTCTCCATCGTCTCTCGCTCACGGAACCGCAGCCACATCGGCTACCACATCGTTGCGGCCATCTTCTCCAACGCAATCTGGTTCCTGACGTTCCGTTTCTTGGTGAATCAGAATATGAGTTGGCAGTTGTTCGTGCCCTACACGGCCGGTACCGTGCTGGGCAGTGTGTTCGGTGTGAAGGTTTCAATGTGGATCGAGAAGAAATTAGGTGCCGAAAGTGATAACCATTTGAAGAAATAAAACTATGCTTAACTATAGCGTCGGTGACAAGGTGGTTTGTTGTAACGCAGACTTTCCCGAAGGAATCTTGAAATTTTACGAGCAGCTTCCCGTGAAGGACACCACGTACGTGGTGAGAGATATCCGTCTCGGTGCCGGCTTCGATATGAAGGGCGACATCTCGGTGCTGCTCATCGGTGTTGTGAATCCCAAGGCCGAATCGAAAGCGGCGCTCGAACGCGGCTTCCGAGCGGATCGGTTTCGCCTCTTGGAGGAGTTGCGCGACGAAAGCCGCCAGCGTCAGGAAGATAAACAGAAGGACTCGAAACCCATTGAGGTCGAGACGGAAGTCGAAACACCGGAATTCCAACCAGCATGAACCTACAAGAAGCAATTACCAAAGCCAATGTGATGTTAGACGAGGGGGTCAGCCGTAGCCACGTGTGTTCGTTTATCAATGAGTTGGCCAGTGCCAAGCTCATTACGAATGCCGAGGCCGACTACTATGCTGACATCCTGGCCGCAGACCGAGGCAATAACGTCCCGGTGCTGCGTTCCTTATCCCGCGTACTGACTCGGCGGATGCCAACAGCATGAAAGTCGATCAAGCCACAGTTATGAATAATTGGAAAGCCGTTAAAGACGAGTTGCCGCCTCCGAGACACTTGGTGCTAGTTCTTACCATGCACGAGAAAATCAAGCTCGGCTATTGGGTTCCACGTGAGGATCTGCAGCCAGGTCGCATGTGGTCCATTAATGGGCACTGTGGCGGCATCGGTACATCCTGGGAAGTTAAGCCACCAACGCACTGGCACTCGTTGGACGAAATTGCACACGAATCGTATCTAAATGTTTGACCTCAAAATAATCGTAGATCGCACTCCTGGTATTGATCTGATCGTATCGGACAATCGGCACGATCAGGGCGGTCTGGACACTAAGCAGGAGATGGCTTTCAAGCACTTGATTCCTTGTGGCGAGTTGGACTATGTATGGCGGGAAATACTCTATGAGTTGGCGTCGCTGCACAACTGGAGCGTCACGGAGACCGGCTCGGACATCACCTTGCGCAAGGACCTTGCTTGGCTGAAGGCCGTGCCCGACCTGAACAAAACATTAAAACGAGCATGAAGCTCTATGACCGACTCGGTTACGATGTTTATTGGAAATTGATGGAAGACGCGGCAGAGCAAGCGATCGTCGCGGATCTGATCGGAGACATGCGGTTCAATGGCACGGATGCCAAAGTCACGGCAGCCGGCTATCGCTCCGCCGCGTTCATGTCCGTCGCGGGGCAGAAGTTCCGCGAAGTCAGCCACAACATGACACTGGCCGTCGTGGCACTGGAGCACCTCGGTTACACCATCACGCCGACAGCTTGATTCCCCGCGGGCATGGTGGTAGGCTTCCACCATGCCCGCTCCATTACGGCCCGCAATCAAAGACAATCAGCTGCAGGAAGTGCCCGACTCGGAAGTCGAGTACGAACACCTCTCCCCCAACCAGCACCTCGGCACCCACGCCAACCTGGTTCCACTCCAGTCCGCTGTCTCCTCTGGCCGTGTGTTCTACGGTGCCCGGTTCGCCAATCAGGCACTGCCCCTGAAGACCCCTGAAGCCCCGCTGGTGCAATTGTTGAGCGATACCGACCCGGAAGGCCGGTCGTTCGATGAAATCCTTGGCAACGAGGCCGGGAACGTCAGGGCGACCCACGAGGGTAGAGTTCATTCCGTGACGCCCGACGAGATCGTGGTCAAGACCAAGGACGGCGAAATGGTCAAGCATGACACGTACGAAAATTTTCCATTCAATCGTAAAACGACCTTAACACACATCCCGCTCGTCAAAGCCGGCGACCCCGTGACGCCCGGACAGCTCCTGGCCCATTCCAACTACACCGACAAGAACGGCACCCTGGCCATGGGCACCAACGCCCGAGTCGGTATCGTCCCGTACAAAGGCCACTCCATGGACGACGCCATCGTCATCTCCACCAGCATGGCCAAACGCTTCACCGCCAACAATCTCTACGGTCACGACCTCTCATACAAACGGGGGGTCAAGGGCGGCAAGGCGCATTACACTGGGCTGTTCACCCACAAATTCGTGAATGAGCAGCTGGACAAGCTGGACGACGACGGGGTGGTGAAGGTGGGACAGGTATTGAAGCAGGGCGATCCGTTAATCTTGGCGACTCGGCCCCGGGTGGTTAGCTCGACGACGGCGCAATTGGGTCAGCTCTCCAAGCACATGAAGAACGCACGGAATGATGCCTCTGTGCTCTGGGATCACGAAACACCTGGTACGGTGCTGGACGTGCATCGGACGCGCTCTGGGGTCAAGGTGAACGTCAGCAGCGATGCCCCCGCGGAAGTGGGCGACAAGATCGTAGGTCGATCCGGGGCCAAGGCCACTGTGTCGACCATCGTCCCGGACGAGCACATGCCGCGTACCGTGGATGGTAAGCCGTTGGAGATTTTACTCAATCCTCAGAGTTTGGTGTCCCGTATGAATCCGTCGCTGGCCTATGAGATTATGCTCGGCAAGGTGGCTCGGAAGACAGGCAAGACCTATAAGCTACCCTCGGTGCTGCCGAAGGGTCAGGCTTGGTATGACTTTGTGAAGGGCGAGTTGGACAAGGCGGGCGTCTCGGACAAAGAGGAAGTGTTCGATCCGTTGCTGAATCGGAAGCTGGAAAACCCAATCACGGTTGGTGATATGCATTGGCTCAAGCTCCATCACTCCTCGGAGAGCAAAGTGAGCTCGCGCGGTACTGGGAGTTACAACGCGGATCAGCAACCAAGCCATGGTGGTGGTGACATGGCTCAATCGAAGCGCATGTCTGGGTTGGACAGCAATGCCCTGATGTCCTCCGGCGCGTACAACCTGCTCAGAGAGGGTGCGACGCTAAGGGGTACTAAGTGTTTCGACGTGCAGACGGAAGTACTGACGCGACGCGGCTGGTTGTTTTGGAAGGATGTTACGGGGTCAGATGAACTATACACGCAGGATGGTTCAGGTCGTGGTTTTTTCGAAGTGCCACAACTCCTGCATAGGTACCAGTACACAGGTGACATGTATGGTTTTGAGGGTCGCTTCTTAGATTGGCTAGTCACGCCTGACCATAAACTTTGGATGCAGCACATCAAAGCTACCAAGGGTCCGAAGATGCGGTTCAAAACAGCAAAAGAACTACATGGTAGAACTTTCTATATCCCGCAATTCGGCTCAGTGTATCCCGGCACATTGTCTGATGATTATCGTGTGCCGATTGTCAGTCAACCTGGTTGGCGTTCAAAGGGGTTTTCAATACCAATTCACGATTATTGCGAGTTGCTTGGCTGGTGGCTAAGCGAGGGTTGTTCTATGATAGATACGGATGCAGGAAAACGTGGTTATACTCAAATATCACAATCAGAATCTGCTAATCCGAAAAAACTTGAAACTATTATATCGTTGGTTGAACGAATTGGTCTAAAATATAATCATTTGCGATGTGGTGGTTACTCCAGGGGTATTCGTATTCGCAATAAACCACTGGCAGCACATCTGCGTCAATATGGGACTGGCGCTGCAAATAAGCGTATTCTACCCATTATTTTTGAAGCCCCTCTTGCTGCGCGTTTGAAGTTAATTGATGCTTATATTTTAGGTGATGGTCACACGCATGTGCATAACAACACGACTAGCCGAAGGGCCAGTAGCGTATCGCGCGGGTTATTGGACGATATGCAACGGTTGGCTGTTTTATCAGGTAATGGCGGCATCATTTCGCTGATCGACAGATCGCGGGTCACAACCTCTGCATTGAGAGACGGTAGACCGCTTAACTGCCTACCTATATGGTACATCGGTTTTGCAGATAATCGGCGTAACGCCACGGTGGATGGGTGGCATCCTTCACCGAATATGAGGCATGCATATATCGAACACTATGACGGTACGGTCTACTGCGCGACCATGTCTACCGGATTGCTATACGTACGACGCAACGGCAAACCTATGTGGTCTGGAAATTGTGACAATTATTGGCGAGAGCTGCGCCAGGGGCATGAACCCAAGGAACCCGGAACGCCTTTCATCTGGGAGAAGTTCAAAGCGTTGCTGCAGGGTGCTGGGTATCACGCTCGCCGGCTGGGCAACGGCAAGGAGCGGTTGCAGTTCCTTACGGAAAAGGACCTTGAGAAGCATAAGCCGATTCGGGTGCGTACGGGTGATCTGGTGGACATGAACGATCTGAGCCCGGTTAAGGGCGGTTTGTTCGACCCAGCGCTTACGGGTGCTGGGGCATGGGGTTTCGTACAATTACCTCATTCCATTCCAAATCCAGCGGCCCAGGACGTTGTCTGCAAGCTTCTCGGTTTGACAGAACGGCAATATCGCGCGGTGCTCGCTGGCGAAGAAGACATGCCGGATAACTCGAAGTAAACAACCAACAATTTAAGCCCGCCCTCACCGGCGGGCTTTTTTCATTTATGGTAAAAGAAACCGAATTCGAAGACTTCGTCGTGATGAACGACAATTTCAAGGTGGTGTGGGAACACATTGGAGAAGGCTGGAGCGGCGAGTTCGACCCGGCTGTCAGTGATGATGAACCGTTGCTCCGTTTCTCCTGCTTGCGCGGAACGAATGACGGCTGGGAGGAAGTGGAGAATGGCAGCTACTGTACGCGGTGTCCTATCAGTACGCCGAGACACGTGTTGCTACAGTTTGCTAAGCAGATACTGGAAGCGTTGAAACAACCGTCGCCGAAGCGCCGGTTGCAGGAATTGTCGTGGCTATGCCCGGCTGACTATGTTAACTGAAATCTTCTGGCTAAATCACAAAGGCCAGTTCCGGCGGCACGCAATCATTCGGTGCACCTACTTCTACGCCTTAGACTGGTGGCGTCGCAGCATTATGGAATGTCAGGGTACTGCAGATATGAGCCTGGATGAGCGTCGGTGTTCGAAGTTGCAGCTGTTAAGAATTCGCAATCACATTGCCGAGCCGCACTTTGCGTGTCTCGGTTACGGTCCAATTTAATTAATCTATGAGTGATCGTTGTTACATGACGGCGTACTGCCGTCCGCAAGATATCAAGGTGTTCGAGGACATTGGGTTTACACTACAGAATGATCCAGCCGCCCCATTGTCCATCCTGGTCGACGAGGAAGCTGATTACGCACACTGCAATGACATTCCGAAGAACGTGAAGTGGTACGGCGCCAGCTTCGCCGGGTACGAG